CATTGTTCCAAAGAATCCGCTAACTATATTACCAAGCCCTTGAGCAAATGTCTCTTTTGCTTTATCGCCGTGTTCATTTAATTTATGAGACACAGTATCGACAGTCAACAGAGATTCAGTTAAGCCAGACACAGCCATCCCGAATGAATACGGTAAGACTGTCAATAGCAGACTCCAACTAAAGGTTGGGATAGCTAGCGTTGGCAAGCTTGCGGTTACTGGCGATAGATCGCCGACTGTCGCTAAGCCTAATGGAATTCCCATTAAGCAACCAACTGTAATCGACACTAACGCTGGAGGAAAACTAAATTTCCGTGAGGACCATATCATTGCAGCTGCGCATAATAATATAGTTGATATAGTTAATATTAGGCCAGTAGAAGATGGATTACCGATAGTTAAGTATTTAAACTGGCTTACTAAAATCATAATCGCTAGTGCAATTAAGAAACCTGAAATAGCAGAAGGCGGAATCTTTTTAAATATTTTCCATGCACCTGAAGCCCAAATTATCAATTGAATAATTCCAGCAACTACTACTCCAAGGAAAAGCGATTCAATTCCAGCAATTGATACGAGGCCGGCCATAATTACGGCAGTTGCCCCAGTCGCTCCACTAATTAAACCAGGTCTTCCGCCGAATATTGCAGTAGACAGAGCCATGAAGACTGCTGCCCATAATCCAATTTGAGGAGAAGCTCCGACTAATAAAGCAAATGAAATTGCTTCAGGTACAAGAGCAATTGCAATAGTTAAACCTGAAAGAATTTCTGTTTTTATTTGGTTTACATTCATTTAGTTATTGTACTTTAATTGATCACCAATAGTTTATGTTTTTTCTAAAGTGGTCTAGGTTTTTACGATTAATGTAATTATTGAATATAAATTTAAACATTCCAAAGTAACCCATTTTTTTAAAACGCCTATCGTCTTGAGTAACTCCGTCTGGTAATATTAAAAACTTATCTTTTTTGATATTCCTAGATAATAAGTAGTCTTCTGAATGCTGCACGCTCTCGTCAAATTTACCAAATTGCAGGTATGTTGATTTTCTAATTAAGAAGAATACTCCTGGGCAAAATGATTCCGGTAAAATAGCTTGGGTCACTCTAAATAACTTATGTGCAATCCATACTTTAGCATTAGGTTCAGCCGGTTTAACCGTGCACGTTATTATATCGTAAGTTCCAAAGATGGTATGGTAGACGCAATTAAATAAGGTTTCATGATTTAGTAATTGAGTATCCGCATCTATGAAAAGTAGCCAATCAGTAGTTACTAAATCTGCTCCAGTGTTTCGGCCTACTGCAACTGGACCTCCATCAATTATTTCAACACATAGTTTACTATCAGTTGCAAAGTCTTCGATTAAACTCCGAGTAGAGTCAGTTGAGTTTGCATCAGCTATTATAACTCGTAAGCCCTCTGAATATTTCTGTCTTTCAATTGATTCTAGTGTTTTAATTATGTAAGTCTCTTCGTTCTTACAGGGAATTATAATGGTTAAAATGTCCTTTATCATAAATGATGTAACTGTTATTTTCTATCCAATCTCCACAGTTAAGATAGTGGATTGAATCAATCGTTCGGTTTTCAGGTTTATGTATGTGTCCGCATATAACTCCTTTGCAACCTCGGCGTTTTGCTTGATAAACTAATTGATCTTCAAATGAAGTAATGAATTTAACTGCACCTTTCACTGAATCCTTTGCCCATTTCGACAGAGATTTTTTGTATCCTAATCGTTTCATGAATCGGTCAAGGGTAATTGCTAATTCATAACCGGCTGATCCTAAATGAGCTAGCCATTTTAAGCTAACGACTCCATCGTATAGGTCTCCATGAGTTATGTAATATCCCTTCCAAATAACTTCATCCACGATTTCGATATTACTACCGAAAGTCTGTGGAGAATAGTGTCTTAGAAACTCATCGTGATTTCCAGTAATGTAGGTTACAATCGTTCCCTTCTTTGAGTAGGACAAGATTTTTCTAATTACGTTAGTGTAGTCTTGAGTCCAATAGTGTCTCTTCTTCAAGAGCCAGCCGTCAATGAAGTCTCCCACAATGAATAACCTTTTAGGTTCGTACTTCTTTAGCGTTTCCAATAACGCAGCCGCGTTTGAGCCCTTACTTCCAAGGTGAACGTCTGATATGAATAGTGCTTCTATTTTCATGAGTTTAATTCTAGACAAACTTTCGTTAGGAACCTGTGATCTTCGGGTAATTGCACAAGCTCAGCAATATGGTTTTGATTAAAGGCTTCAGCCTCTTCCGGATTTCTATTTCCCCAAACCGTTGCCTGATCGAAATGGTTTAGCTTAGCTAATCTAACTAACTCAGCATAATCTTTATCTCGTAAATGGCCTTTAAGTGGCATAAGACCTCCAACGCAAGTATTCCATTTGAGTTTTCGGCCATCGTATGTTATCCAGTAATAGTCCATCTCGTCTTCTCCGACTGCTACTAATCTTTCGATATCCCAGCTTGCATTGATTACAAATTGTCCTTTAAGTTTTTCAAACTCTGCAAGGATTAACGTTTTGTTGTCTGTCATTATATTGAAAGTTTAAGTAGTTTCTCTTTACGTGGTTCTGAATCTGACCCGAACCAGTTTGATAAACTGTCCTTGTACAGCTTGTCATTCTGTATATTAACTAGAACTGGGCTGTGAATAATGTCTCTGTACTCTACATCCTCTAGTGCAGCAAGACCCTTTTTGTATTCAACATCCCAGCCCCTTGCGCCGGTTTTCTTTTCCCATGCAGAGTACTCGTCATTTGAATAGAATGGCTTTACCTCTTTTCCTTTCTTAGCTACAACTAATGGGGTCATTACCTTAAAGATTCTGCCCTGATTAAATAGTTCCGGCCAGTACTTATTAAAGAAGTTGATTAGTAGACTTGCAATAGAGTCTCCGTCTGGATCTGCATCAGTATAGATGTATACTTTTCCATATCTCAGATCACCCGGTTCCTCTCCTAATTTGATTCCTAATGATGCCATAAGCTGGACGACCTCATCATTCTGGATGACTCCAGAGTTTGTCATCTCACTGACGTTTAAGAACTTACCTTTTAATGGAAAGGCCCCAAAATTTTGAGGATCTCTGAATTTACGAACGGCAGATAGTGCTGACATACCTTCAAATATTCCCAAGACACATTTGCTACGATCCTTACCTTTTGCATCAATTAATTTTAAAACTTTTGTATTCGCCAAGGACTTGTTTAGTTTACGAAGCTCTGCTCGTTCCTCGGCATTTTTCTTTTGTTCAATCCAATCAAGTAGAGACTGGATTACTTCTGATGTAAAGACTGCTTTTGCGAACTTTTCAGTTACGTCATGCTTGGTTCCAAATTCTTTTGCTTCAGTAATAAGCTTCTCTTTAGTTTGCGAAGAGAATGCTGGATTAATTACTGTACAATTTATAAAAAGGAATATGTGATTCTTGATTTCAGAAGGTTTAACATCAACTTTATGCTTCTTCTTTATCATAACTCTGAGATGCTCAATAACCTGATTCAAGATATAGTTCTCATGAGTTCCACCGTCTTTTGTTTGAATTGAGTTAACGAACGATATTGATTGGTATCCATCCTTTGAAACTCCCATTGCAAACTCCCAGTCCTTTGACTTTTCCCAAATGGAATCCTTTACGTAAAGATCAACGTACTCCTTAAATGTTTTAAACTTGTATTTCTCTCCACAGAATTCTAATTTAAGTCCAGGATTTGCAGCAGCAATATCGATTACTCGCTTACGCATCATTTTCCAATGAGCCGAGTCAATCTCTTCCATTTCAAAACGAGCAAGATCAGGTACGTAAGTTATTTCAGTAAAGCCTTGAGCCGTTTTTGAAATCTTAGCAGAGGTTCTCTTTGACATGTTATCTGTAAAGATTTGTAAAAGTCTATTCTTGCCGTCTGCTGTATCAATAATAAACTTCTTTGAAAAGATATTTACTAGCGATGCACCAACTCCATTTGTTCCAGCGACAGTACGACCTTCATCGTCATTGAAATTAGAACCGGCTCTAAGATTAGAGAAGATTAATTCAGGAATCCAAACTTTATGGTCAGGGTGTTGTACTACTGGAATTCCGCCGTTATCCCATACCGTAATTGTATCGAGAGTAACGTTTACTTTAATTGTATTGATTTTACCAGTTCTCTTGTGTTCGTCCACTGAGTTTGAAATGATTTCATCGAATAACTTCAAAAATCCTGGATTGTAGCTTAGCTCGTATTTTTCGTAAACATCATCTTCAAGGATCCATTCGTTTCCTGTGTGAGGTTTAGTCGAGCCAATGTACATACCCGGTCTTTTCAGAACGTGTTCGATCTCGTCAAGTAACTGGTACTTTTTACTGATTTCTTTGTTTGATGCCATATTGTCTATTGTATTTGTAAAAGTCCTAAAAGTTTTAAGACATAGATATTTCTGTCAAGCCCAATAGTATTTACGCTTGTTGTTATTATACTACAGTAAGTGATAAGATTAGTCGAAAGAAACTCCGGGAATTGACATTAATGTACGACCCATGTCGTTTAGTAGAGTTTGATGATTCGTGTACTTAACGGTTTGGTGCCAGTATGGGGTCTTGGTTTTTGAATTTAAGACTACTGTATTGCTGGAAAGACCTGCGAACTTCTTTAGATTAGCAGCATTCATGTTAACCTGCTTTGCAACAAGTCTACCGTCTTGATTAACAACCAGACTTGGAGCGCCAAGTCCAACCATTTTTACTTGCCAACCGTTTCGTTCAACTTCATTAATGTATTCTGCATGAAACGCGAATAGTCTCTTTTGACCCTGAACTTCAGGACCAAGTACTAGAACGCAACTGCCTTTTCCCATTGAGATATTTTCGTTTACATCAGATGGCTTATCGTCTAGTGAATCGTTTGGTTCAGAATAGATATGGGAATATGCATCAGCGCCTAAGTCAATCAATCTCTCAAGGTAACCTTGATTACGCAACTGTTTAAATACTAGATTCTCGATAGAGAACTCACCGTTTGCAGCAAGACCCTCTTTACGAGCCTTCATGATTTTCTGTTTAAGAGCAGAGATTCTGTCCTGTACTTCTCTAGCCTGATCTGAATCTGACTTAACTACTTCCTTTTCAAGTTCCTCAATTTCAGTAATGAATGCCTCTACTTTACGGTAAACATCCTTTTCGTCAATCTGTGGATTACTTGGTTCAGGAACCGTGATCCATTCGTCTTTCATTAGGGAATATAAACCTGATGCAACGTGTGGTTCGTCCTTGTCTTGTGCATACAATTCAACATCAAAACCTTGGATCTTTACTGGGTGTCTAAGATTCCAGATAAAACGTAATCCATCAACTGCTTTCTTTACAAGCTCAACGTCATCTCCGATAATAGTAAAGTCTAGAATAACATGGACGTCCAAGTCAGAGTGTTCTGTCCAGTTAAAGTTAGCTAGAGATCCAGTCAAATGAATGTCTATGATTGGTGCTTCAACTTTTAGGTCAGTATAGAAATCAGTTGCAATCTGCAAAAGTTTCGTACGAACCTCTGGGTTAAACTTCTGGTCCTGCCAGAATATAGAGTTCAATTCTCCTTTGTAGAATTCTCCCTCATTAAGGAACTGGTTGTATGGTTTTAAGTGTTTCATCTAAGTTATTTATTAGACAAATTCTTAACCGATATACGTTTTTGCGTACCTGCCCCAAAGATCTTGACTGAACTTATCTTGATTTGCTCGTAAGAAATCAAAGTACTTTTGATAGAACTTAGTAATCTCTAGAGAGCCGCAGCGATCTAGTGGCTTATCTGAAATATCTCTTGAACTTAACTTATGGTTCTCAAAGTTATTTGGATTGTTGATATCGCCGCTCTGTTTATGGCCAGCCAATTCAGCTGGATCTGACCAGTTAAAGCAGTAAGAAGGAATATATCGTGGGTTGTGCTCGTCCAATTGACCCTCATCTCTAAGCTTGGTGTACCAGCTTAAACCTTCATACCCGGTTGCATCAGTTCGGAAACCAATCTCTCTGATTCTGTGCATCTTTACAATAACGGATGCCTCCATTGTATTACGAACAAGCTCTAGCTTATTAGGAGCCGCAAACATACTCATCTCAGGTTTCCATGAATCGTGCCCGATTTCAATTATACCTTCAACTGCTTGTCTAAAATGCCAAGGCAAGTAAACATCATCGTCATCAGCTAACATGAAGTAGTCGCCAGTTGCATGGGAGACTGCATCTCTACAAATGGCTCCACGATTAGTATACGGTAATCCAGTAACGTAATCAATTGAATTATTAATTACTGTAATATTTGCATACAGCAATCCATCAGATAACCGAAATGGATTGTCAGTATCAGTATTTAAGATAATTAGCTCAGCATTTCGATAGTCTTGTTGTAAGTACTGTTCGATTATTCGTTCAACGCAACGGTACCTACGATAGGACGTGCAAACGAAACTTAATTTATGCATAGTGCTTTCTAGTTATTTATCGAGACCAATAAAGTTCTCCGTCAACTAGGGCTTGAGAAACATCTTGTGCTTTCGATATTGATCCAATGTAGGCTTTGGGATTCTTTACGTTATTATAAACTCGCTTGTCGCCGTTTGAATATACTACGGTAACTGTGTACCCACCTGGGTTTAGGCTTAGTTCGTTTGTTCTGAACTGTTCTTTTACTACTACGGTTTTTGCCATTGTTAATTGTTTAATGATTTTCGAATTAGGGTTAGGATCCCAATGAATGCGGCTAGCGGCCACGTTACGATAATTACTATTCTAGCAATTACAGTTAACTGTTTCTCAGGTTGTTTGGAGTCGATGTACTCAACGAGTATCATCCAACAAATACCGAATAAGAAATAAAGACATACGTCTTGAATGATTTGATTTTGCATAATTAATCTAAACTATTTGGATAATATAATAAAGTAGGGTTCTTCTTTTGAATATCTGGAACATCTCCTTGAAGTTTCATGTATTTTGTAAACTCCAATACATCAAAACGCTTGGTGATCAGGTGATAACCGTTCTTGGTTGGAATACATGTAATAATCTTTGAGCCCTCAGGCTTTATATTTGAATCGATTATATGAACGATCCTATGAACTGTGATCTCATCTTTAGTATCGATATCAACAATCCATCTCTTTTCTTGAGTTTTGATTTGACCGACGACTGAGTCGAACAGACCCTTTTGATTGGTGTTGCCGTCTTGAATTCTTTGAGCAAGAGCAACCATCATGTTTAAGCTAACGTCAAAATGATTCTGTTTTTGTACATGAATGTATGCACGAGCCTTAAACATCTCACATAACTGCAAGATCTCTTCCCATCTTCTATCTAAATGGTCAAGGCTTTCAATACAATAGGTTTTGATTGTTCTAACTGACTGGTGATTGTCTCTCTCTCCCTCCGGCTGATCCTTCTTACGTTTAAACACGTACAGCATATAGAAGTCTCCCTTCTCTGAAAAGTTTAAAAGGGGTTTAATAAGTTGTAAATTGTCTATCATTAAGACTATTATACTAAATAAGTCTTAGACAGTTCTTGCTAAATTCAGAATTTGATCTTTCGCGGCAAGCACGGCAGTAATCTTTGCCTTAATCTTTGGATCAGGCCAGTTGTTTACATTTCTGGTTAAGAGTTCAAAGCCTCTTTCTGTCTTAGCAAAGATTGCATCAACATCTTCTTGAGAGATTTTACCTACTAGAAGTTTATGGTATAGCTTAGCAGCGAACATTGAAAGTATTCCATGTTTCTTGAATCCTTCCAACATTGCTTCAGTTGAGAAATTCTCTGATTCAAATTCGTTATCAATAATAATTAGCAAATCTCTTTCAACCTGTTCTCTAGCGACTGGATCAGTTAGGGTTTCTAGATCATGACCTGCAACCGCAAGTGATTGGATCTTTGCATCAACTCCTGCTTTAGACATAATATTTGCAAGAACAGTCTTCACCACTATCTCAGACGGAAGTAGTGCAATTACTTGATTAACAAGATCTTCCGGATAGCCGTTCATTTGTAAATGAGTAGCTGGATCAGAATCTTTCTTTATATTGCGGTCGTTTGCATCGTGTGACGCTTTAACACTTGAGTCTGAGGCAAGGACTGTTGTTCCAGTTACAAACATTGGATCACTATTCGGAACATTAAAGTTAAGGATATTTAATTGAACTCCACGACTTACATAAGAGTCCCAACTTCCAGTGTTTAGACACCAGTTAGCCATACGGAATATTGCTTTCTGTGCAGCTTCAGTCCTAACTGAAAAGACCACGTAATTATTATCATCGTACATTACCTGAATTTCAGGAGAAAGACTTTCAGCTTGAGCTACTAATTTTTGAGAACCTTCATCTGAGCTTGAAATATCTAATGCATACTTCATGAAATCTTGAATAGTTCGGTAGCGAGCAACTTTGGACATTACTCTCTTTTGAATAGCTTCGCCCTGATCAGCGATTGTCCAACCAATACGAATAAGTTCCTTTTGTTTTTCCGGATCAAGAGCACGAGCCTGATCTCTAAGTTCTCTAGGAAGAGCATCAATTATCCATTTACCTTTGGAATTAAATTCAAATGTTCTGAACTGGTCCATTAGCGCTTCAAAACCTGAAACTGTAGATCCAGGTTCAGGATTTCCGTTTGAATAGGCATCTAGTGTATATGGAAGAGTGCTAACTAGTTGACGGTACTTAATCATTTGGTCCAATAGTTGTTTCAATTGGTCTACTGAAATTCTCTGTTCGAAATGGAATTTAACGAAAGTTCCTAAGTAACCATTGTATTTTTGACCAAGTAATTCAAGTACTTCTAGGTATTGACGATTGTTTAGAGCACGAGTCTGTTCCTCAGGAGTAAGTTCACTTACTTCTTTTCCTAGAGACTGTGCTGCTCTCTTAAGCATGTATGCTTTTGCTGCTTGGACATTCTCAAATATCCAGCTTTCGTATAGCTGTATGTGTTTCATCGACGTTGGTCTCTGATATTTTTGATTTCATTAACTTGAATAGTTGGGTACATGTCCAAGTCAATCTCTTCAGTTGGACACTCAAGCTTCTGTATGAATTGCAGTCCAGCTTGAGATAATTTAGTTAATAACTGATTCGTAACCTGAGTACTAGCAGCCGATACGTAATCAAGAATAGTCGTAGACTCAAGCTTGATATTTAATCTGCTAATATCGGTTGGGATATTGTTGTCGTAAGGGTAGCCTAACCCAAATCGGAGCTGGCCGTTTGCTGAAACGGTCCATACTAAATTAGGATTAGACATTGCATCTATTTCTGACTGAGTGTATTTACTCCACTCGTTTAACGGCAGCTCAAGAGGTTTTGACTGATCGGTTTGCTTTTGTAGCAGCTTTATTAATTTTGCCATCTCAACTGACCCGTGATACAGACCTCGAATTGGAAGAGCTTTAATTTGTGTTCTATCTAAATTAACGCCGCGCTCTGCAAATTTAGTCTCAAGAGTTGAATACATTAATTCGACTTGATTCTCTTTCTTTACATCACTTGCATAAGCTCTTTTACTTGGAAGGTAGTCTACTTCTAGAACTAAATTCTCCTGAACCCATAGACTTGCCTGCTTCATGAACTCTACTGGAGAAAGACCTCCATCTAGTTCTTTAAGCTTTTGATCCATGTAAGTCATCTTAGGATTAGGCTTCTGCACGATTCGACGTACTACATTAATTGAAGAAAAGAATCCAATTGCTGTATCAGTTAATGGAGAATAGTTAGGATTTTTAGATAGCATTAAGGTACGGTTTCCCAGTTGAATATTACTTGAACATGGATAAAATCCTTTTGCCAATAGTGACTGTAATTCAGGCGAAGCTAGCGAATCAGTTAACCAAGTAAGAGAAGGGTACTCAGAAATTTCAGCTAACCACTCAGCTGACCATCGAGGATGAGTCGCATCAGCGTCTTTAAGAAGTTTACGATTAATTCCAGCGATCTTGCTCAGAAGAGCCTTTCCTTGTTGAGCGTAATCGTCTGCTGATATAATTGCGAAATCGCGCAGAGCATCGAGCTCAGCCAATTGAGATTGGCTTGTAGATAATTCGTCTTTCCAGTTTTCAAACAGTTGTAAGTGCTTCATTAACAATTAATTAGATTTTACCTGCGGTACCAGCCGTACCTGATGTACCGGTAGAACCAGCATTCATTAACTGACTTTTAATTACTTCAGTTCTAGCTGCAACCTTTTTTCTTATTTCAAGATATTTTGCATCGATCTTTCCATCCTTCGTTTTTCCAGTAGTAAAGTCAACAACGTTTGTTAACTTAGCTTGCTCTTCAACCTCTTTCATTAACTTTAAAAATTCAGCATCCGAATTAAGTCTCTTGTTTAGTTCCTTGTTTTGAAGAGATGCTTGATACGCTGGAATACTGGTTGCTGCTTGATATGCAACTCCAGTAACATCGGCGACATGCGATCTAAAAGCTGTCATAATATCTTTTCCAAAGAAACCTTCTGCGTAATCTCCCTTGCTTCCAGCAGTTCCAGCTGTACCGCTTGTTCCAGTTGAACCAGTCGGTGCTGTGTTAATAGCAGCTGCAATTTTACCAAGAATTTGATCTCCTGCAACTGGATCAGTTAAATTAAATATGTAGGATGCTTGATACTTGTAGACTCCACCTCCAGCTGCAGGCGGTTCGTTAATTTCGCTAGCTTGAAGAGCCGCAGCCACTCCACCAAGATCAGTAAGTTTTTTCTCAACGTCCTTGTTCTTAGCCGTTAAAAGGACTAATACGTTTCCTGGTGCTTTTTTGGTGGATTCATTATCTTCAGTCGCAATATAGATTCGACCTAGTGTAAATTTAGCGTATGATGTTCCAGCACTGTATACTGCAGCTCCAGTTAAGACTGATTTAGTTGGATCGAACTTATATGCTTGGGCTTCGTTTTGGAAAGCTTCAAATAATTTAATGTACTTTGGCATTTAATGTAATTATTTCAGGGTTATTTATTCTAGTATTCAGAGGTTAAAGCTCGGCTGAGATCTCGTTCTTTAATAACATGTCGCTTATCCCAATCCTTCTTTCCTTTGGCTAGAGCAATCGCAATCTTAATTAAACCTGACGAGTTAACGAAGATCTTTACTGGAACGATTGTGAGGCCCCTGTCCATCAGTTTATTTAGTTTCTTTAGTTCCTTTTTAGTTAAGAGTAGCTTCCTCTCTCGTTTACCTTGGTGACTGTATGCTGAGGTTGATTCTTTTATGTACAGTTCTCGACAGAAGCATTCACCTGACCGAAGTTCGCACCAGGATCCAGTAAAGTCAAGGTTACCCGCCTTAATTGACTTGACCTCTGATCCAGTTAAGGAGATCCCAGCGGTCCATGTCTCTAAAAATGTGTATTCGTGTCGGGCTTTTCGGTTTTCTGCTATCATCTTAGTAATAATATACTAAAGTTATGCAGATTTAACAATGTTAGATAGAGTTATTGCTCGATTACCGACCTGTTTTGCCCATGAAGAATTTAACATCTCTTTGGATGCAGCCTTGAAATTCTTTGAAGCTATGTGAAGTAGAAACGTGTTAAACTCAGATAGGCCTTTAGCTCCTAAATTAAATACCATTTCAATTAAGACTCCTTGTACTGATTGTGGCAAGCTTGGCCAAACTTTAGCTATGCTGACTTTCCCATTATCTGATACTAAAGTTTTAGCTAAAGACTTTGCGGCTTGAAGATCAGTATGCAGAAGAGCTTTAATCTGCTGATCGGTTAATGCAGACTGGCCTGACTTTATCTTTATTGGATTTGCACCAACTGACCTAAGCATTGACGTTGAGTCAGAGCGGTTTAGATTGAATCCTACACCGACTGTTGGATTTCCTTTAGAGTCTATGTACTTCTTTGGTTTGTAGCCTTCATGTTGGATTACCCTAGGCTCAATAACCTTTAATACTGTATCTTCAGGTGGAGGAGGAGCAACGAAAGATCCTAAGTACTTCTCAGCTCTAATATTCTTTATGTGAGTGTTGATTTGATCCAAGTAATCTTGATCAAAGGATCCAAGTTCTCCGGTAATTGCATCGCCAACACTTGCGTAATCCCAGCTCTTTGTATCGAACCCGGTTTTAAGTGCTTTGTTTACACGAACCATGGATGCAGCATCGGGAATAGACTTGATTGCTGATACTAAATCACCCTCTGCAGTTCCTGAACCAGCAACGGCTATTTGAATTTTATCAGCGATTTGATCAGCAGTAAGGGATTCGTTGACCCAACTTTCAAATATCTTAAGATGCTTCATTACTTATTTAAGTAAGTTACTTAACCTTTCAACTTCAGCGAAGTCTCTATTATCTAGAGCTGCATCAATCATGTTCTGAATATCAACTTGATCAAGTTCTCTATCGTTGGCTGGCATAGTAAAGTCAGGCTCATCGTAGCTAGAATCAGATTGAGAGTCTTCCCAATCAGCAAGTTCCTGTTTAATTAGACGGATCAAGTTATTTACTATGGCTTTGGCTTTAGGAAAAGATTCTTTAGCAGCAGCGATTTCAGACTCTGTGTATTGAGGTTCCTGTTCGCCAACTGTTCTGTATAACGGAGCTGCTGTGAATATTAATTTCATTAGGTCCAAGAAGTCAGAATCAGATACGACTGTTGAGTCAATCATTTTACCCCATACGTATTCTCTACCGTTTTCAATATCAAATACTTCTTCGAAAGATTGGATAAAATCTCTAAGATCAGCTGCAGTTAATTTAGCACGTTTAAGATCCTGTACTTCGTCAGCGGCAGTATCAGTATTCATGAACACTTTTCGGATAGTCTCATCGTCTAGATTAGCAAGACCTCCTTGATTAATCAGTCCCCAAATTGCTTTAATAGATTCATGGAATAACATTGCTTGGTCCATTCCTCTAATAACTAAGGTAGGAACAGTCGTTTCGTCAACTGTCTCTTCTTCAGACTCTCCGTCTTCTTGACCTTGATCATCATCGTTATCCTTTTTAGATTTAGGTTTCCATTCAATTTTTGAAATACCGGCAAGGGAATCTCCTTGCTCAATCATTTTTGCTCCAACCTCTTCAGGTATTCTCCAGTCTCTAGCATTACAAATATCAGTAATCGTAACTAGCAGCTCTACCATTTTACGGGCATTAGCCTCTCCAAATAATTGAGTTAGACCTTCCATGTTCTCATCGCCCATTAACATCTTCTTTGAATTAATGGCTTCGCCTTGAGCGATCATGTTTAGGATCTTACGTTTATTGATTGCTGTTTTAGTATCCTCATCCTCAATCTCTTTGAAATTGGGTTTGTCCTGATCTTCTTGATCGTCGTCATCAGTCTCCTTCATCTTCGCTTTCATTTCACGAGGATCGTTTGGAATCTTAATGTCTAACTCAGTTTCTCCAAGAATTGAACCGTACTGGCTTAGGATTACTGAAGTAGTTAACTCTTCAAGCTGGCGTTCTTTACCGCGTTGTAACATCTGTACTTCACGGACAGCTCTCATTAGGCTACCCATATCTCGACCGTGTCTCTGTTCAACTTCACGAGCGCTCTGTTCTGCTCGTTTATCAAGAGATCCTAAGTATTCTGGAGTTATTGCTGGGTTCTGACGAATGTCAGCTTCATTTAAGAATGTTTTAAAGCTCTTCATTTGATTCTAGACTTTTTAGGCGAGCAATTACATCCTCAGCTTGAGCCTTAGCTGGCTCAGGTTGTTTAAACGGTTGTTTGCTAGGAATTGGACTAGGTTTGGGTCTAGTTGCAGGTCGAGTGCTAGGCTCTTTAACTGGCGCAGGTTTAACAATCGGCTCAGTCATTGTGAATTCTGCTATAAATTGTTCGAATAATTTAATATGTTGCATTAAAGATTAATTCTTTTGGTTATTTATCCGTGGGCTATCCGAACTTGATAGCAATCCAAGCGATAAAGACGAACCATCCTGCAACAAGCAAGAATCCGAGCCAATCATTTGATTTCCAATTTTTCATGTATTTGGGTTTATTCGTTTTTGTAAAAAATCCTTTGCCTTAAATAGCTGTGATCTACTTGAGGCTTCTTGTATGTTAAGTTCCTTTGCAATTTCCCTATGGGAAAATCCGTCAATTACGTACATGTTAAAAACGGTACGATATCCAATCGGAAGAGTGCTAATCAGAGACATTAACTCTTCGGCTGATGCTGTTTCATAGTAAGTTGGATCTATACTGACTGCCTCCGCTGTTACTAAGTTACACTCATTAAACTCGTGCTTGTTCTGCTTGAGTTTAGTAAGCGCAGTATTCACGATGATTCGTCTCATCCACCCTTCAAAGGAACCTTCTCCTTTGAATTTCCCAAGATTCTTGTATATTTTATAAAATCCTTCCATCAATACGTCTTCGGCTAACATAGGGTCTTTCATGTACCTCTTTGCGATAGTCATGAATTTACCAGCAAACTTATCGAACAGGGTCTTTTGGTATTCTCTATTGTTTTCAATACAGCCTTGAATGAGTTGTTCGTATTCCATTATTCTACTATACCAACAAAGGCTTCCATGTGGAAGCCTTTGCTTTAATTTTATATAGTAGTAATTAATTATCAAGCATTGTTACGAATTCAAACCAGCCTACGTCATCAACTCCATTGTCGTATACCCATGATACTCGTTGGTCAAATTCAGTTTCATCCTCATCGTCTGAAAAATCTATCCATTTTTCAAGGATTTCAGTTGATTTTCTTTTAAGAAGAGCGATTGCTGCAGTTACTTCAGGATCTTGATACCACTCTGATACAGCTTCGTCGAATCTTTCGTCAGGTGAACCGTCTGGCTTGCTACGGAAGCCCATGGATTTTAATTCTTCTTGGTCGTTATCGAATTCTTCGAATAGGTTTACGTGCTGCTTCATAGAGTTATTTATTTGCTAAAAGCTGCAACGATTTGACCTGATAAGATCTCGTCCTGCTCCTTCATTCGTCGCTTGTTTGAAGCAATTGCATCCTTTATCAAGGCTGGAACACCTGCACCTATTTTAATTACAACAGACTCCCATTCTCTAGGAATGTATTCACGGCCCTCTTTGTAGAATTGTCGAGCAAGATCGCCGGCTGGATTATCAGCTAACTGAATTACTTTTTTATCAAGCATATAACTTACGGAAAGGAACGGATAGTCTCGCATATCGATTTCCCATTGAATGGATACTCCATTTGACAAGCGAACCCAACCATTTGAATTGTCTGTACCTTCTTCAGCTTCAACAACTTCGCTTACGCCAGCTTGGGTCTTTAACCAACCGGAATATGTCTCTGGCTCAGTAGGCTCTTCTGCTTTAGGTTCTTCCTGAGTATCGGGCTTCTCCTCTTCAGGTTCAGCCGGGTCTTCTTCAGTCTCAGCAGGTTTAGTCTCTTCAGGTTCTAGCTCAGGCGCAAATCTCTTACGATCAACGTTATCTTCTACGTCCTGAAACCAGTTCTCAAAAAGTTTAATATGCTTCATAGGATTATTTATCCTACGTACCAATCTAATACTCTGATCAAGATTTGAGAGAAGCCTATTCCTGCAAAGAAATAGATTAGGTTATTCAACCATTTTGGGTAATTTTCCATATCTAACATAATTTAAAGTTTCTGATTTTTTGCTGCGGTCGTTGCTAAGTAATCGCAACGCTCGTTTTCAGGATGGCCGTTATGACCCTTAACCCAACTGATAGTCAAGTCGAAGTTAGGAGCAACCATCAAGTATCTTCTCCAAAGATCCTCGTTCTTTTTACCTGCGAAATCAGGCTTCCTTGCCCAATTGTCAACCCAACCCTTAGAGATTGAGTCAACCACGTATTTAGAGTCTGACTCGATCTTGACTGGATACTTTGTCTTGGGAATTGTTTCAAGAGCCTCAACCACGGCAGTGAGTTCCATTCGATTGTTTGTCGTGGCCGGTGTAGATCCAGATAATTCCATGGTCTTGCCTCGGAATTTCATGACTACGCCCCAACCGCCTGGGCCAGGATTTCCTAACGAACTACCGTCCGTCCATATTTGAAGTGTTTCCATTATTGTACAGCAATTAAGAGCTGAGCGATTGCCCATACGGATATAGTAACGCTAGCTAAAATAATAATAAGCTTTGCTATTGCCTGTCTACGATTCATACTCTACTTTTTAATTTTAGAAGTCAGGACAGGATTCGAACCTGTTACCGCTTTGCCATAAAGAGTCGGCCTTACCGCTACTCAACCTTGGGGAGGTGCTTCCAACCAATGGACTCCTGACTAAAAATGTACGTTTTTGTATTACCCCCAGAACGTACAAACTGTGCCGACACACGATTCGGTGGGCGTAGTGCGCATTGACTAAAGAGTACCGAAGTACTCTAACCTAACGGTCAAGAGGCTATCCCCGTCTTCGATCCTTACTCAGCGCTAAGCAGAGGGCTTGCTGTTAGGATTATTATACTAAAAAATGGGCTACAGTTTCCTGAGGCCCATTAGCAATACGAATGAAATCGTAAAGGTTGCTGTTGATTTAATCGATCACAAACGCTTGTTAGTTCTGATAGTCTTGGTAAGATTTTTCTTCAACTAATTTAGAACCGGTTAACGCATTAATCTGTTTCTTTACCTCAGCTCTGTCATCGTTTGTGTAGTACACAGACCTTGCAAGTTCAATAAAATCAGACCCGAAACTTTCATCTCGTTCGCATTCTCTGATTTGATCTTCGATGTTCCATAGTGTTTTATTAATATTTAGTAAATCTAAATAAAGAACCCTAAGCTCTTCTGTTTCAAGAGTTGCATCATATATTTCTTCGGCGGCTGCTACCAGTATTACATATTCCTGTAACACGTTATTTCGTTTAACTGGGTCTAAGATATGCTCAAGCTTAATTTCTAGGATAGAAAGTTTATCTAAGATCTCGCCAGTAGATACTTCAATTTTCATTAGTTGTTAAATTATAAGGTTTATATGTTTCCAAGCCCAAGTTCCCAAGTAATCGAGCGCCATTCAAAGTCAGCAATTACTTCGTCTGCTGTGATATCGTTGTCTGAACAAAGTTCCTTTACGTACTTGTACATTTCTTCGGGGGAATATTCTCTAGCAGATATTCGGCCTGAGTCTACCGCATAATCGTATTCGTCAAGGATCTCGTCCGAAACTTGTTGAGCAAATCGTCTAAGTTTAAGGTCGTCTGTGTCAAAGCCCAATGCAGATAATTCGTCTTCGTCTTCTCGGTTAATCTCTTCAAATAGTTTAATGTGCTTCATTGCTCTAGTTATATTAGCTTCTAGATGGAAATACTCCTTCTACGCAAATAATGTAGTTTATACCTAGGTAAGGTTGGCGATTATTAATTGGTGCCCATTCTTCTGAAGCAGTTACGCTTGTTACAACACTAGGAACTCCATCTCTACCAGTTTCTTTGATATCGAAATTTTTAGTTAAGGTATTAATGTTAACATGGTGTTGAGTTAGAACATTTGCTTCAGTTCCACCCTTTTCGCCAGTATTAACTGGAGTCAGCCCGTTACCTGAACCTGCACCAACTGCAACTCGACCTCTAAGGTCAGGCAAACAGAAGGTATTGACACCGTCTCCGCCGAAATTTGTTCCGATTACTGCATACAGAGCAGTGTAGTTTCTAATTGATAACGCTCGACCATCGCAGTACATCCAGCCGATTGGCTCGTATCCGCCTGCAAATAATTTAATCATTGCTAAAAATTCATCCATTGTAATTTAGTATTTTTTTACAGGATTATTTATTAGCAAGAGTTACTGTTTTTCGATTGTCTTTTGAAGCTTGGTCTTTAGCTGCTTAAGTTTGATTAGGGTCTCTTTGCCATCCGGTACCTGGACTTGTATAGGTTCAGGCTCTACTGAATAGGCCATCCTTGGCTCGTTTGGGTCCTGTGCGATTTCTTCGTGCATGATTCGTCTTTCATGCACCTTTTTAGAATTGATATTACGCTGAGTCTCATCAATCATTTGGTTAACGATACTCATGATCTCTTGCTGCTTTTGAATCAGGTTGGCCGTACACTCGGTCTGGCCGGAAATTAGATTTGAGTTGAGCTGCTCGACCTGTGAGGTAAGAGCAATGATTTGTTTCTCCTGACTTGCGATTCTAATATTAAGTTCATCGCACGTGTTCGTGTGGCGGTCAATAGTGGAAGGTCCAAGCGTCACGATCACAATCGTAAACACCAGGATAAGTAGGGCAGTTATACGCTGCGCTGGAGTAAAGCTCTTTAATATTTCGGCAATGTACTTAAACATGGAATTATTTATACAAGAGCTGGGCCTGCTACTTTCGCTTCTTAAAAATGTTGTGTTGATAGCTCAGGTCCCAGATAAATCGGGTTCTACAGGTCCATACCCACAACTTGACTCTCCACCAACGTTTGAGCTTGACTGGCCATGGATCGTTCTCCATTTCCTTAAGCAGTCTCTCTACTACTTTACTTCTCATCTGACTCAGGTTTAGTAGTTATGTCAAAGGTTGCATAGATCTTTCGTGCCGCAATCTCGTGCCAGTCAGGAATGTTGCGTTCGTGTTTCTTCTGTTCCTCCTTGATTCGTTGAGTAATTGCCTTTATGATCTGTTCTTTATCAGCAGACTCTTCCGATCCCGGCCAGTCCGTGTACTTAAGACCCCATTGTAAATTGACCCACATCATTTCCTTCTCGGCCTGAGGCTTGCGCATTTTCAGGTGCTTACGCAGGTAGGCGACGCCCCATGCCTTCCATTCCTCTGCCTGTGCAAAGGTCATGGTCCATTCCTGGTACCAGGCATCCTTGCGGTCCTTGATCTCGTCATAGGTTACTGAATGACCGGCAATGGTAAACATCTGGTTAATTAAGTCAGCCACAGCATGCTGCAGCTTCTGTTCTCGGGTTAATCTTTTCTGTGTCATAATTTTACTTCGTGTGACCTGCTTTTTTTATTATAAAATACGTTTGCTGTGTCTATAATTTTTACTGCGCTAACTAGAATTTTACACGGTTCGTCTAGGTACCAAATGTAGTTAGGATCCGTTTCTGAAATCATACCCACTTCGCAGTATTTAGGGTTGATTCCTTTTGGTTGAAAATATATCGGTGTCATAATTTATTGGGTTCTTTGGGGTCCTCTTCCTCCGGGCTCTATCATTTCCAAAATAATTGTATTAATAGGATTGTCATTGCGAGAGTCAGGCAGACCCAGGTCTTTGGGGTTACTGGCTCGCTAAAGATGGCCCAACTTAACCACGTAAACACAATAGCTCCTATCGAGAAGCCTATTAGTCTGGACGGCCACAACTGCCCGTTGAATGCGATCACCATGTTCTTTACTGAGTACATGAACAGCATCGAGACCGGAATCCCCATGAGGACCGTTAACCAGTAATGATTCTTGAACCACTCAAACTTCAGCGAGCCTTGCAACTGAAAGAAGGTTAGGGACTGGGCAAGGAATCCAAATATGATGCCAGTAAGTAGTGCGCTAATATTTACCATAGTTTATTCTTTTATTAATTATAGAGCCAGTAATTTGCCTGATAGCCAAGGCACAGTAGAAATAGGATCACGTCAATCCACTGAAAGACTGGAGGTAGCTTACGCCAGTACAGGGTATCGAGCAGTCCGCCAAGAGTAGTATCAAATAGCTTGGTACGGGTCAAGAGACTCAAGACTCCAAATACAAAGGTTGCTGAGAATAGGATTTGTTCTAACATGGTTTAAAGTTTATTCTTTTATTAATTCAAAAGCGTGCCACACGAAATACTCGTCAAAGTAGGTCGTGATGTAGCGCATGGTGTCTTCAACATCCCAGCCGGTACCAACAATAAGGATATGGCGATCTTCCAATTCAGCACAGGCTGGATCGACCAGAGCCCAAAGGTTTAGGGTACCCCTCTGTAATTTTAGGGTTAGGAGCTTTGCACCTTTAGGTAATCTTACGGTACAGTCCATTGAAGGTACCTCGTATTTATAGACAGTTTTCATTGTTCCTGTTTTTAAAAGTTATATTTTTATGATGCACAATTATTATACTTTTATGTTTTTCTATTATACCTAAAAAAGACTTGTAAAACCCGGCCTTTGCAGGGTAGGGAAACTCCGTCTACCTGTTTTTTGCGTAGTCAGGACAGGATTCGAACCTGTATGATAACTTATGAGCAGTCTTAACGGGTCTTTCGAGGTTACTCACGTTATCCTTACTATTAACCTTTATTCATGCGTCTAACCAATTCCGCCACCTGACTAAATGAATGAGGTGCATTAACCTATTGTGAATCCATAATGGAGTGCATCGGTAAATTGTGAACTCATTCTTTTGTAGTCAGGACAGGATTCGAACCTGTAAGTTTCCGATCGCAACGATACCATATCCTATTTTTGGAGTCGAACCAACTTTAAGCCACCTGACTATAGAGTCTATTATACCCAATGGGTCCAGGCCCGGGCCATGGGTACGTTTGCGTCCCAAAGCTTAGAGGCGCGCCCTACTACTCTAAGAAATTATACTACTCTAAGAAGAAACTCTATAGGCAAGACTCTGTCTACTTATATACATAAAAAGAAAAATAACGGGTATACCAGACCCTATACCCAACCCTATTCAGAACCCTATCCTATAGACCCAGACCTAGACTAGCCAAGACCAAGGTACCGGACTCTTACCTAGGCCAGGACCCGGACCCCAGCCTGCCCAGCCAACCACCGGCCTACTCGGGACTAGGGAGTACAGGCAGCTGGCAGCGCCCAAAGGATACAGACTGTGCATTTATGGGGACTAGGGAGTAACCCCTGCCTCGGCTCCGCGGCCCGACCGGAAGCCCCAGAGTCTAGAGGGGCCCGAGTAGGCGGGGTCTAGCCGGAAACCGCGGGAACCCGGGCCCGTGGACTTCTCGACCAGCAGCTGGGTACCCGGATAAATAACCCCATGGAACAGGAACAAACACAAGAACTAAGACCCTTCCCTAGCGGGGAACTCATGTACAAGAAGCAGGCCGCGGAATTCCTAGGGGTTTCGTTGAAGACTCTAGAAGGTTACGTAGCCCAGGGCCGGGTGGATAAGTGGAAGAACTCTATAAACGGGCGGACCTACTACGACAAGCAGCAGCTACTCTACCTACTAGGGAGTAGACTACCTCAAACTCGAGAGGTGATAGTATACTGCCGGGCGGCTGGAATCCCGGACCAGGGCAAGGCCGGTGTCTCTAGCCAGAAGCGGCTGCAGGCTCAGCAGGACAGGGTCCTAGAGTACTGTACCCGGGCCGGGATCAGGGTAGACCAGGTTATAGGGGATATCGGTAAGGCCGGTAGCCTAGAAGGTAGGGGCGGATTCGACAAGATTATGGAGTCTGTCCTGCGCAAGCGGGTCTCGATGGTTGTTATGGAAACCCCGGACCGGATGGCTCGTTTTGCTGGTGCAGATCTATTCGAGAGATTCCTAACCTGGCACGGTGTTGAATTACATGTTATACAAAAAACCCTGCACAGACAAGAGTACAGGGACGAGATTAAAGACGACCTTACTAACCTTATACTTGAGGCCAGGAATCTGATGGGGGAATTGTAATCCGGACCTCTTCGCCTACAGTAGAGAGACTGAAGCCTGATGGGCTAAGGTTACCATAGTACTCCAGGTAGTATTGCGTCCGTGGACTACTCATTTCATCCTGAGTCTCCACCACTGGTTCGCTATAGATTGCTTCATCCCTTCTGCCCCATTCACGTAGTAGGACTGCAGCTTTAGAATTAGCTTCATTCTCCAGGTCTGACCCATCCGAACCATCCATCTGCTGGCCCAACTCGCGCTGGCGCCAATGTACCAATTCATGGGCTAGGGTCCGGTACCAGTCAGCTGCTACCCGGAGTCCGCGTAGTACCCAGATCTGGTTATCCACTGGTGTATAGTAACCCATAGCTCGGACCTGCTTGGCCTTGTTATGGTCGTCGCCTATGCTGATATTGGGGCTGGTCTCGATCTCCAGTTCTTCTATACAGAATCTGATAAAATCAAGATCCTCTGCTGCTAATTCCTTTTTCATAAGGTTATTTATTTCCGGCGGTTGAAGGTTACTGTGCGCGAAAACCCCTCGAGCTGGGGTAGGGTCCAGAACCCATGCCGGGACTGCACGGATTTTGGGATTAAATAATAAGAAAATATAATATCACTGATGGCTAAAGCAAAAGCGGGAGCTACCGGTTCTGTACACAGACCGAGCTCTAAACGTAAACGTCCGGGCGTGCATGCAAAGAGCAAGAGCTCTCGCAGCAAGGCGGCTAAGAACTACCTTAAGAGATCAGTTGGTCAGGGGTAATGGGACTAGGGAGTGATCCCTATTCACACAAAAAAGGGGTCCCTTCTGAGGACCCCTTTTAGGGTAGTCATAGTTGTATTTAGTGTTTAGATTTGAGCTAATCCTGCGTGCTCAAGGTCCCATGTTTTAGTGAAGAGGCTTCCACCCGCTACCTTGAAGTTTTTATTGTTCTTCAGGTCGAAGATTGTATCGTGACTTCCAATCCATGTCAACTCGTTAACAACGTCCCAGATAGTTGCATCAGTCTTGATGAACTTCTTTTGAGCATCGGTCAACTGCATAGAGTTAAAGCCTGCACGGAAGATTCGTTTGGTTGCCGCATCGTACTCTGGAAAGAATTGTTCCTCAGCTCCACGTACTAATTTAGCGTGCATATCGAAATTTTTATTATCGATAGCTCCAGTTACCGAGTGTAGAGCTCGCTCAACTTCGGCGTAGCTTGCTTTGGTTACCATTGCTCGCTCCAATCTGTCTTGGAAAGTTTTAGGTACGAACCCGGTCTTGGCCCAACCATTCATTTGGTCTAGCAACTTGCGGAAAGCATCGTCGCCGTTTCCAAACTCGAACGCAGTGTTTAGGTTTCTAGCGACTGCACCGTTTGCGCATGACAGACGGTAGAAGAAATCGTCCACTCGACTTGCGGTTCCGGTATTTACCAAGGATACTCCGAATCTGAAGACCTCGTCCTTACCGATTCTCTCGTAGCCAACTTGGCTGCCGTGGATAAGGTTTATACTTACTCCGCCTGGCCCGTTGTTGTCGATTGACTCGATATGCATGTCCGGGATTTCATTCATCATGGTCTCGGCTGTCGCGAATAGAGTCTCATTAGACAATCTATTGTACTTATCAGCTCGGACAATATTGGTTACCTGATGGCTTCCAGCGTCTCCGATAAGAAGGAACTCTTTTGCTCCGTCTCTGGTTTCTGAATAAGACTTTATAGTCTGCAACAACTTGGTCTCAATATCCTTGTCCTCGTTCTTGTTCATCTTATTGATTAGGCCGGCGTTAAGGTTAACCATTTGACCTAGTCTATTAAAGAACTTGTTGGACACAGGGACACGTGAACCCTCTATCTCGATAGAGTTGTGTTTGATTGAATTGTCGTTAAGGACAATATCAGATAATTTTACGCGTTTCACTAGTGGATTGTTTCCTGCTAGGTCCGCTTTGGCTTGATCGAATTGCGATTGACTTATCATTTTCTATTTGTTTTTTATAAGATTAATATACTAAATTTTCTTCAACAGTTTCCGACTATTCTACTTCAGTTGCGGTCGGGGTCTCGTCAGTTGCTGGGCGTTTTACGCTTAGGAAAAGATTGTTGAACTCTCCTTCCAATCGTTGACGGCGGTCAGACTCTTGTTCCGCAAGATCTGCTACAACATTCTCCTGTCTCCATGCGTTCTCGTCCCATTTAACCTCTCCGTCTACTAGGGAGTAGTACAATCGCTTGCCGACTAGGCTACCTCCACGGCGGTTCTTTGTAAATTCAGCGTAGCGGCGGCCGGCTTCGTCCTTGCGGATTTCCATCATGCTTGTGGTTGCGTGTTTGAGGTAGGTCGAGCCTACGTACTGTCCGCCTTTAGTCATGTGTTGGATTGCAAAGATTGCTTTTCCTTTCTTGTCCGCAGCTTCGATGATGAGGTTAGTTAACCATGTCTCGGCTTTGGTACTCTTCCAGCCTAGAACATCTTTCAGCTTTACAATAATGTCTTGGTGCGAGTCGATTAGGATTACGTCGTAGTCTCCGTTGATTGCCTTCTCCAAGGTCTTGTCGAAACGACCCATTAGATAATCCATAATCAAGAGGGTTGGGATTGTCTCGATGATCGGCATCTTTCTGTAATAGAAGTAAAGATCGTTACGTGTCATTTCACTTGAGATGTAGAGGACCTTCGCATCCGGTTGCTTCTGTTTAATCTTAGCTAAGAGGTCTAATGTAATAGTTGACTTACCAACTCCCGACTCTCCGATAACAATATTGGCAGTACCAGCGAATACTCCTCCTTCTTCGTCATGGTCAGACATTAACTTGTCGAACACAGATCCAGTTAAGAACTTCTTGAAGTCTGGAAAATCCATTGCTCCAATCTCGAAGATCTCTGGCTCGTCGCTGATCTCAACGTCTGCGTCTGCTTGGGCTTCGGCGGTTGGACGTGCGACAGTGCTTTGGCCTGGACCGGGGACTAGGGAGTCTCCCGTCTCGAAGCGTAGTTTCTTAATTACGCCGTTAAATAATCCGTATGATATTCCTGTGCAGTCAGCTTCTTGCGTCATGAACTGCGTGTACAGTTGCTGTACGGTTAGGTTAGGAACTCGGCCGTTGTGGTGGCGCTCGAAGAAGTTTCTAACAGTTAACTCTTTTTTTCCGATTTTAAGTTCTTGCATAATTATTTTGGTTTGATTGTTTATACTAATGTACTACAGTTTTATCTATTTGGGCTACAGTTTTCTCTAAAAATAGAGGAACTCTACAGCCTCAGCGAATTCAAACATTCCTTGATCTTCGAACATTGTGTAGGCTCCGTCTGCGTCAGACATTGCGACTACCTCCATTACTTGGAATACGACGTCCTCGCCGAATAATTCCTTTGCTTCGTCTATTGCTTCTTGTGTTGCCATGATCCTTTTGGTTTTAGTGGTTAATAAAGAATTGAGTTTCTACTTTAGCGCTTCTCCAATCTCCCGCTAAGAGATCCCAGAACACGATTACAGATGGTGGCGTTTCTCGTACGCCCTGTGGGTGTTTATCCGCGGGGATGTGGTTCAAATTAGTGGTTCCCATTACTTCTCTTAGGGATCCATCTTTCTTTACGAAGAAGAACTTCGTGATTGCTACGTGGAGTCTTTGTTTTAAAACTTCCGGTGTGATTGGCTGAAATGATGTCTGCATATTGGTTTGTTTTTAATTGATTAATATAGTACAAATATAAGCAGAAACTTTGACACTAAAAAATTATTTGTGAATTATTTTTAAAAAAAGTTATTAACAATTGAGTGTTCATAACTTCTGGGTACCACGTAGGTCGGAGTCTACCCTCTGCGCTTGTTAGGCGAACCGTTTAATTATAGAGTAAATATACAAAAAAAACCCCGAATCTAAAAAATCCGGGGTTAATTATTTTCGGGAAAGTTATTAACAATTAGTGGGCTGGTATTTCAAGTTCGTGGTCTCCGACCTTTACTGTTTGGCCTATGAACTCTCGACTTGAACCCATCTTTACACGACCGCCGTACTCGAAGTCTAGGTCTATGTCTGCTTTGGATTTGGAAAGAATCTTTATCATTTCCTTTGGGTCTTTAACGCAGGTCTCTTGACCTTTTGTTTCGATGTATAACCTTAGAATCTCTTTCATAAGAATTAATTATTTGATTATATTTAACCGAGAAAAGAACCCCTATCCGAGGTTCTCTAATTGTTGACGTTGATCTTGGGTTAAAGAATCAATTCCGTTTTTCGAGATGAGGTCTAACAACTCGTCCATTGTATAGACTCTTTCGGTCTCGTGAGGAGTTGGAGTTGAGGTCCCCATTGCTTTGTGGATTACTTGTATAAGTTCTTCCGGTAACTCGATATTGATATCGTTGAATCGAGCTAAGATGAAGAACGCTCCGGTCTCCTTGATGTCATCGCATACCCGATCCAAATTAGAATCTGTATTGAATACTGAAAGGATCGCGCCTGGGACAGGAACGGCAACTGCTTGACCAACGATGTGTGGTGCTAATGCTCTTGATACTACTGGACTTGGTGCTTGTCCGAATCTAACTAAAACTAATTTTTCCATGGTTTGTTTTTTAATTGATTAATATAGAGTAAATATAAAAAGAATCTTTGAGACTAAAAAACTTTTTCACAATTATTTTCAACTAAAGTTATTAACAATTTGAAGTTAAGCGGACGGTCCGCCAGGAGAAGAGGTCGTAGTAGGAGGAGCAGCGGTCGTAGTTGTTGTCGTAGCCGCCGTGTTGAGATCGTTGATAGACGCAATACCGGTTCCACTGTTCATAGCTGTCTCGAGCAAGGTCAGCTTGGCCAACGCGTCGGCCGGGCTGGGCGTTACGAAGTCTATTGTGTATCCGCCGACAAGAGCAATACGGATATTGTTTTCTCCAGAATTATATTCAATTACCTGAACCTGGGCTGGGGTAAACTCTAGAATTCGGGTACCCATTGTAAGTTTAATTAATGCAACTGCCATTTGTAATAAGTATTATCTTTTATATCTTATACTAAGAAACCAGAAAAGGGCTCCTTTCGAGAACCCTTTCTTTATCAACTGATCAAACCAATAATCAATTATTAATATTCTTCTTTCTTGAAATTGTACAGGATAGCTACTATAACTAGGATTCCTGCTAGGATACACATTGGCATAGGTTAGTGGTTTACGGGTTTATAGGTTGGATCTAATTCGTCAGCTAACTTCTTCAAGTCAGCGCATTTCTCGAACTCTTCGTTCTTCTCAAAATGTTTTATCATAGTCCATATTGCTTGAGTCTTATCTTCAACTGGACTCTTATCATGTATTACATCTTTAAATTCTCCAGTCAAGGCTTCGTACAAGCGATTCATAAAGGCCGAGTAATCCGTCTGTCTTAGATGGATGAGGTCCAATAGAATCTTTGTATAATTATTTAAGTCTGACATAACCTTTTTATTTATTTTGGCTATATCTATTATACTAAAAAAGGGGTCAAAGATTCTCGCCTTGACCCCTTTAGTTAAAAGATGGATTATTATTGTTCAGTTAAACACTCTTTGCATAGACTCGAGAACTCGTTAATACTCTGTGTAAAGTACGGTCCGTCGAATCCGTTTCGCTTGGCAATGATTGCGTTCCAAAGCGGTTCGGATTCCGTATGGTAATTGACATCTTCAAAAGAATCGTGCAATTTTTCCAAGTCTTCTAGAGAAGTATCCACTGTTACTTCCGAGCCAGCCTTTAGCATTCCGTCGTAGTCGAAGTTGTGCGACCATTTGTTTCCTAATTTATACATGGTTTTAGATTTTAAATATTAGTTACTGTTTTTCTTGGCATTTTCCAGACAGGCTTGGAACTCTTCTTCGGTTAAGAAGTCTGAATCTTCTATAACCAGCTTCTTTAAGGTTGCTGCCTGGATCTCTTTTACTAGGGAGTCCTTATCTACCTTACCTTTAAATAGATCTCCTTCTGCAAAGAGTATATCTACCGCCATCTCGGCCATGGTACTTGCGTGTTCCATTGTTAGCATGATACTACCTCCTTTCTCATTTGCGCTCTAGCAACTTTAAGAGAACGATTTACTTCTGATGGAGTCTTACCAATTAACTCTGCAATTTCTTTTGTTGATAATCCATCGCCAACCAATCCATAAAATAACTCTACGATTTGGCGATCGCTTGCTTTTAATTTGCCAAGTAATCGGGCAAGAATCATGTCTCTCTCTTGGTTCTCGAATGGATCAGCGAAATCGGTCTTAAGAATCAAGTCGCCGATTGTTGTTGCACTGTCCTCGTCCCCGACTGGTTTGTCAATCGCAACGTTAGTAAGATTGATTTCTTCGCCTTTCATTTTACGTTTGTAAAGATCGTATTCCTGATTTACTGGAATTCTAACGGTTCTTCCCAAGTCGCAAAGAGCAAGGTTAAGACGCTTGCGAATCCAGAACTGAGCGTAAGTAATAAACTTAACATCTTTGTCTGACGTAAACTTGCGAGCGGCTTCGATTAGACCAGCGTTTCCTTCTTGGATGAGGTCATCGATTGGCAGACCCATACCAATAAACTTGTTGGCTAAGGTTACAACGAACTTAAGGTTCGCGGTGACTAGGGAGTTAAGCGCTTCGTCATCTCCTAACTGGATTCTGTCAGCTAACGCTCCTTCTTCGCATTTACTTAACGGTCTAGCCAATCCGTCCAGGCTTTTAAAGTATTGGGGTAGTCCCGCACTTGTTTCGAATCTTGTATTTTTCATGGTTTGATTTTTTAATTGATTAATATGATACAAATATAAAAAGAATAATTGATATAAAAAAATATTTTATGACTTATTTTTAAAAAGTTTTACTAGGGAGTTAAGCAGCTACTTCCTCTTGGCTGTTTCGGACGAACGCTTTGTCTGCCCAAGTCTTAGCGTTACACAGTCTGTAATTAGTTTGACTGTATAGATTACTATTAGACCAGTCCTGATTGATATCGCCTACCTCCATTTCAAGAAACATTGCAGTATCCATTAGGATTATCGTGTTACCTTTGCGGGCGAAGACAGTTAACCATGTATTAAAGCCTTCCGCTCTGAACTCGATGGTTTGTAAAGCTCCCTTCTTGAATCCGCGGAAAACATCCATTGCTGTCTTCCAGCTTGCGCCGCTAGACCATTTAGACTGGATTCCATGGTCGTTTACTACCGTCATGAATCCGGCCTGAACTTTAACGATTGCGCGGTATTCGCCTGCTTGACCTGTTATAAAGTCTACTTGGCCGATTCTTTCTGAGTTAATGATTTGATTTTTCATGTTGGTTTGATTTAAGAGTTAATTGATATAGCAAATATAAAAAGAATAATTGACACTAAAAAATTTATTATGACTTATTTTACTAGGGAGTCCGACTATGCGGTAGGCAGGAATCCGAATTGGGATAGAACTCTTAGACCCAAAAGTTCCAGGTCCGTAAGTCGATTGAAAACATTCCGGTCCAATCCAAAACCAGACTCGATACTTCCGGGTGGGTTAACTTGCGGCCGCACTTGCAACAGGCACCAGCATGCTGGATTTCTGTGTTGCGTAGGCTAGCTGGATTCGATAGCACTCTCACCAACCAGTCCGTGATTTGGATTTCTCTATCCGAAATATTCGCTGCTCGCTTGAAGCGACGAGTATCCGAGAAGAAGGCTCCAACGTAGCGGTAGCCGATTTCGCCGTCGCCCAATAGAGCAAGACTCATGAAGTAACAGTTGCTTAGCTGGCCAGTTGTACGGTCCTTGCGGCGTTTCATCTTGATTTTTATCCATTGGCCTGTAGTTGGATTAGTAATAGTCAACTGTGCTTTTCCAGCAAGGGCAGCGATAGCGAAGTGATTAGGATTTATCATATTGGTAATAATTAATTGATTAAGTAAATATAACAAGAACTTTTGACAATAAAAAATTTTTGGCTAATTATTTTCAGAAAAGTTATTAACAATCTAAAAAGTTTATTGTAGGTCGGAGTATACCCTCTGCGCTTGTTAGGCGAACCGTTTAATTATAAAGCTAATATAAGCAGAATACTTGACAGTAAAAAACTTTTTGTGAATTATTTTTAAACTCGTTGGATGGATGGATCGACAACTCTCCACGGTCTCGAGGGATCGATCACGGATATAATGTTAGGAATCAAATTATTCTCTATCCATCGGGAAAATGTTTGACCACCGAACTGCATGTCTCGATTTAAGCTCTCATGAAGCTCCATTGGAATATCAACACTTGCGGAAATTCTACCGGTTTGAGATCGTGAATCCGTGTATTCAACTGTAAATGTTATGTTAGACGCCATAGTTTCTAGATTTTAAAAGATTAATAATTATCCGCAGTATACTGATTTACCGCAGTCTCTGCATTTTACGAGCTTCATTCCTGAAGCATGACGAACCGCAACGTAGGTATTTACGTGTTGGCAAGCTGGTTTCTGTTCTTGATTTTTCATAATACAAATATAACTAAAAAAGCCGAGACTAAAAAATCCCGGCTCATTTATTTTTAAAATAATTTTAGGCTTCGTCGCCGATGAGGTCCCATGCGGTTTCGCCGGTTCCGCGGCCGTCGCAGGTAATTTCATAGTTTGGGTCCATGCCGCTCGAGAGCACGTCGTCCAGTAATTCGGAGATTGAGCGAAATTCTTTGGTGTAGTAATTACATTTTAAACTGTACATATTTTCTTGTTTTAATTGGTTAATACAAATATAACAAAAAAAGCCGAGACTAAAAAATCTCGGCTCATTTATTTTCAAAAAAGTTTTATCCAAAGATAATGTCTTCGTAAAATACGGTTTGAATAATTACGTCCGCCGTTTCCGCATCGTCGTTTTCTTCAACCATTTGCAACAAGAATCTCAATGGAGTTTTATCCACTCGAGCATGGACATCAGCTAACGTAATCGTTCGCGTATATTCTCCTTCGCATTCTTCGTCTACCATAGTTAGACCTTTTCCGTCTCGTAAAATCTGTAACAAGACATCTTCGTAACAAGGAGATTCCAATTTCTTGCGCGCTTCTTCGTAATCCGCCTTCTCGAAAGTAAGATCTAATCCATAGCCTGACATATAGCCTAGCCCGTTGCAAAGAGCAGTATGAAAAAATTCTTCTGCTTCTTTTTGATTTAATTTAATTTCCATTTCTTTTTTGGTTTTAAAGTTAATTAATATTATTATACAGTACAAATATAAAAAGAATACTTGACACTAAAAAATTTATTTTTAAATATTTTCTCTTTAACCCACAAAGGAATCTTATCTTAAGATTCCAATGAGGTATCAATCAACCAAACCAATAGTTGTTGTGGAGAGATCCGGATTCGAACCGGATGGACGAACTCAAGCAACTGTTTGACGTACAGCGTTTCGTCCTCACTTTTGTCAAATACCTCGTTCCAACGAGGATTCTCTCCTTGTCTTAGTTAAGACTTATTCCAAGACCAGCAAGCATTGAGCTTAACGAGTCTTCTTCTTTCTTCTGCACCGGCTCGTTTGCTCGAGCAGAATATTCTTTAATCATAGATTCCAAAAGCTGAATTCCTTCTTCCGTTTCTACTGCACCAATTGCTGCGAGTAGAGTCTTGCCGATTACCAATAATTCAGGTTCTTGTTTTTTTAGACCGCCGATAATCAAGCTCTGTGCTAGATCGGTTAAATCCAATAAGATCTTTGTTTTATCTGAGCTTATATTTTGCATGGTCTGTTTCTCCTTCCGTTTGTTATATAATTATTATACTAAAAAGCCGGACCCATTGGACCCGGCTTCTAGAGAAAGAGATTCGGATAGCTTAGTATCCGTTTAATCTTTTGTTTTCCGCATAGACGCTGGTCCAAAACTCGTTGAATCCTAATTTCTCGTCCGGCTCGACTGTGCGCGCAACGCGTAGAGTTCCGTACGTTAAATCAATTGTTTCTCCTTGTGGTTCTCCAAAGAATAATTTAGCTAAGAATTTTTGCATGGTTTCTGGTTTTAGTTGTTATAATACAAATATAATAATAATCTTTGATACTAGAAAATATTTTATCCTAGAGTTATTAACAATTTACCAACCGCTGCCAAACGGGGTATATGCAATGGCTGACTCTCGGAAATTAGGATTAAAATATCTTAACTTATCTTTTTGATTCTTCTTTAATAATTTAAAAGATAATTTAATCCGTTGTCTAACCGTCTCGACACTGCAATCGAATTCTTCCGCTATTGTCTTTATTGGAGTCGGTTGGTATCCATCGAGACCGTAATGCTTTACTATAAACAAGCGATTATCTCCTTTCAAGGTTTTGAGCATTGCTTCAACCACAGACTCTTTCTCGAGACCAAGCAGATCTGAATCAGTTGATATACTTGAAGCAAGGCTGTCTATAAATTCTTCGTTCGAGTCCGGGTCTATCTTTTGATTAAGACTCTTTTCCCAACTTGTTGCGGTTAAGACCTCAGCTATTCTAGACGCAGTTACCTTGGTATCTGACATTGCTGGATCCGCCGCTACGATATCTGCTATTTCTTCAAACGTTGCGCTACGCTCGGTCTTGTGCTCAACCTGCTCCGCCGCTTTTAGAGCCCGAGTTACAATTAGTTGGGCAGAGTTTGGAACACGAACCGTCTTGACATTATGTTGAAGACAATCTAGTATTGCTTGTTTAATCCAAAAAACCGCGTATGATATAAACTTAAACCCACGGTCCGGCTCGAACCTGTGAACCGCCTTGACCAGACCAAGATTACCTTCAGAAACCAGATCTTCCAGTGTTAGGCTGGTCTTGTTGACTAGGCTTGAATACTGTTTGGCAACCGTAATTACAAAAAGCAGATTCGCTTTTATAATCCGCTGTTCCGCGGTCGGGTCTCCAGCTTTAAACCGCCTAAACAATGCTATCTCTTCCTCGCTCGAGAGAACCGGAGTCCGGCGGATTTCCTGCAAATACCGGTTAAAGCTTTCGCGGTTATCAGCAACTGTTCTAACTATATTCTTTGAATCTATCTTCTTCATAAAGTATATCTTACCAAAAAAAGAAAGGGCCGATCTCTCGGCCCAGTACATCAGTTCTTCAGTAATGGTTAATCTTCTTCGAATCCAGTAAATGGAAGTAACTCTAACTCTGCTGCTACTAACGTGGCTCTTGCTTCTGAACCGGTTAGGTAATCGTTAATAATGAAATCGAGTATCGCTGATTCTTGAATTCCTTGTGCTCTAAGATTTTCAAGGCTGGCTACTGCTTTTTGTCTGTCTGTCATGTCGCTAGATTTTACGGGTTAAAATTCAAAACTTGCAGTTCCGTGTACGTTTCCAGTTAAGACATTAAATGCTGCGTATCCAATTCCTACTACGACCATTGCCATTAGCGTGAACGCCCATACCATCATAACTCCTTCTAAGATAATTCCCTTTTTCATAATGTTTTGTTTTTAATTGGTTTGATTTATAAAGTAAATATAACAAGAACTTTTGAGACTAAAAAACTTTTTGTGATTTATTTTTCAGAAGTTATTAACAATTACCAAGAGTCTTCTTCATCTTCATCATGGTCCGAAAGGGATACATCCCAATCTCCGTATCTGTCTCTAAACGCAATACCTCCGTGGATCTTCGGACCCACCTCGCCTATCCAATCTTGAATACTTAGGTTATCTTCATTGTGGTTTTTTAGATTCCACTGGGCTAGATCCTGTCTTACAAGTCTCCACCAGTCCTGCTTGTCTTTTGCGATTACTTCATTGCCCATAGTACTGTAGTTTAATTGGTTATACTGTAAATATAATACTAATCTTTGAGACCCAAAAACTTTTTGTGAATTATTTTCAGTAGAGTTATTAACCGGTAATATATAAAAGTATAACCGTTGTTGAAACGTCTAGCTCAAATTTAAAAAATAATAAAAACAATGAGTATAGACAAAAAGACCCAAAGATTACAAGAGTTAACTAGCATCGCGCCAACCGTCTCAATCAGACTAGACATGGAATGGTTAGCCTCAACTGAAAACACGGCAGACTTCCTGATTAGATTAACAAATACCAATACGACAACCGTTAAATTTAACGCGTTGATTATTCGAGGAGTTCATTCCCCAAAGATAACAACTGGAACTATAACATGGAAAGCACTGAATAATAATATTGACCGGTCCTGGTTGGGCTGGCCTAGAGTAACTGCTAACTTGCCCTATATTTCAGGCCAGCGAAAGTTAAATTTCTCTTCCGCAACTAATATCTTTACCAACGAGACCGCGCCCACCATACCGGCTGGAGCTGGAGTAGAGGTTGGAATTTTTAGGATTTCAACCTCAACCGCATGGAACCCAAACTCTAATTTTGGTTTTACTTGGGAAATGACTACCGGCGGAGTGATTGCTTATCTGGTTCCGGCCAAGCCGTCTTCGACTTCAGCGCTAGCGATTGGCATTATGCACTACGGTCCAATAACATCTAATACATTGGGTAAATGCTTAACTGTGCAGGCTTCAAGCGAGCAGACCCTAAATAAAAAACCCTGAATCTAAAAAATCCAGGGTCTATTATTTTTTAAAAAGATTTACTCTTATTTCTTAGACTCTAACTTGGTCTTTGGAAAAATAAGATGGGCAAGGAATACTAGACCCCAAGCCTGCACTGCGCTAATTGGTTTAGCACCAAAAATTTCGGGTACCAACCAGTTCCACAACCATTTTACTGGAAAAGCAACAACGATAGAAGCCAGCAAGCCAATCGCTAGAGCTCCAAGTATAGTTGCAATCTGTTCTGTTCTTTTTGAATTCATAATCCTATGGGTTATTTTTGTTTAATAATATTATATCTTACTCTCTCCATAGCCAAGGTTCCCTGGCTCTAGAGCGTAACAGCTCTTTGCAACGTCTATGCAGAAGTCCGCGTTCTACATTTATCTTCTTGTCCAGGAGTCTGGCCTGTATTCCGGTCCAGTCAATTAGACCCGGCCCGTTAAGCTCGAGAATTATCTCTTGGTCTATAACATCCGGTCGGTTAGCATTGTACATATTCAGATTCGGTTTTTTTAGGTTCTATTCCAAGCTCTACCAGCCTGGCCGTTATTTCATGCGCCCATTCAAACTCCTCTAAGCCTATTGCCTCGGTTCTTGCGAGGACCAGGGCTTCCACGATTCTGGACTCTAAATACTCTTCTAACTCCTCGGACCAAGGATCGTCCTGGGCGATTGACGCCCGGACCTCTGCTTCCAATCCGCGTATTGCCCATTGGATACGGTGCCAGTCCCGGCCGCTGCGGTCTAGAATTCTTAGGAATTCCGCAACTAAATACTCTGTAACTTGACTCATCTCTAATCTGTAATTATATTTCTTATACACAGCGGTAGACCAAAGTTCTAAGCTCTAGAGCAGAAAGACGGGTAGTTGCTAATTTTCGGCGGGGCTTAACAACTTTCGGCGGGGTCTAACAACTTTTGGCCGGGCGGAATAACGACTAGCCTGCTCTAGACCCGGCCAGCTGGATCCGAACTAGCTAAGATCTGCCGGAGTCCGGACCAGATCAGTAGCCGGACCGGTCCAGTACCGGCTGAATAGTACCGGCCAGGACAGCCCCCAGGAGCCGGCCAGGGTCACCGGCCAGGTGACTCCAGGAGCAGTACCCAGGTGACTCCAGGAGTGGTACCGGGCAGCTGAATAAGTGCTCCAGGAGTGACCTTGCTGACATAAAAAAAGTACTCCAGGAGGCGGTGTGCTGCACTTTACTTTCTTCTGATTTCTCCACGGCCTGGGAATAGCGCTCTGGCCAATGCAGCCGATTTCCGTCGAGGTCCTTGGTATCTGCGGATTCCCGGTCTAAACTACCCGAGGAAACCTCGTCTACCTAATAGCTTTTTAGAAATTCTCCCCGAGCTAGACTCTCTGCCTGGAGCAAATTCTCCCCCGGGTAGGGGCTGTATAAATAACCACATGCAGAATTATATTACCGATTTCAATGGATTTGCGCTAACTGAGTCGGCTCAGAATTACACCGATCAGATGGAACTCCATAGGCTGGGGATTCCCATTCCTGGGTTTCGTGTGCTGATAGTCCGGGTAGACTGGGAAAAGATTGGTCGAAAGGATTTTTCCGGTAATCTAGAAACCTTTATGAAGTGTTGGTTCATGGAGGCCTATCCGGCTCCCAATGCTGACGGTGAGGACTCTTGGTACGAGTATCCACCGGCTGAACTTATTCGCATGGTCAAGGCCGACGAGCCTGGAGATGTTGAGTTTGTTGACGGGTTTATCATGAATCTAGCTAAAGAACACGATGTAGATCTTATTTGGGAATTGGGAGACAAGACCTGGCGGGAAGTACCCAGCGGGCGATCTGTACCCCGACTGGATCTCTTAAGATAACCTTAACCTCTACGTTCTATCCTCTTCAATCCGGAGTAGACTATAATAGCTAGGAACCACAGGGTAACCCCCAGCCACACATATACCGTTTTCATGAAGTTATCTATATACCCCAAAAAGGGATCCCTTCTGAGGATCCCCTTTCTTTGTTTTGGGCTAAGTGTTGTGTTATGCAGTTACCTTACGGCCACGTACAGTATTGTATAGGGCATTCATAACTCGCATGTCTGACTTACGGCCAGTTACGACAGCGCTTACCAATTTAGAGTCTACCCCTAATTTCGTAGCTACCATTGAGTTATCTCCACGACGTTTGCGAGCAGAGATTACCTCTAACTTTTGAGCTGGAGTTAACTTTGCGTAACTCATACCTTTACGGCCAGCATTACGACCCGTTGAAACGGTAGCTGTTACGGTTACCGCTGAAACAGTAGACCCAGTAGATTTTTTAGACTTCGCAGTTTTTGCGGTCTTTGTTGTTGAAGGAGTTGCGGCCTTTACCGCTGGTGCAGATACCTTGGTAGCTGCGGTTGCTTTTGATTTTCTCATGTTAAACAAATTATTTTTGATTTAAGGTTAAGGTACCAAAGAATCCCGGCAATTGGTCGCCCGGCCTGAAAAAGATTGGGCGTGCCTGCACCGCCGCAAAAACCCCCTAGGCGGGGCCGCGACGTGGAGACCTCTGTGAAGCTGCGGAAGACCCGTGACTATTATGTACCGGTGAGACGGTCGCCTAATCAGTCGGAAAGCTGTTCAGGTAATAAAAAAATGGGAACCTGCTCAAGATAAATAACTTAAAATATTTTAGTATACTATGAACTTAATTAAAGGCTATAGCCAATGGTTAAACGAAAACCTAAACGCTATAAACGAAAACTGGTCAATCGATTCAGTTACTCTCAGTACTGATGACTTTAGCATTGACGAGGCAAAATACGATCAGTACATCGCAAGTCAAGCTGGAGCACAATTTAGACTATTCACGCAAGAGGTTGCAAAGTCTAACATCCAAAACATTAAAAAGAAAGAGGCTCATCAAGAAATTTTGGGAAGCCTTGCTAAACACGGCCAAACGGCTAAAAAAGGTTTCTTGGGAATCTTTGGCGGTAAGAGCCTAGACGAAGTAGTTACCGCTACTCTTGATAGTTTGATTGCAGGTCAATCAAAAATTGCCTACAGCAAAACAACGGTGGACTACAATCCTGGAGCTGACGGTACAGGTAGAATCATGACTCAGGGTCGAATTGGGATTAATTCACTGGAAATTGATACTGATCCACGTTGGAGTAAAGCAACCTCTAGTACAGGTATGTTGTTGGGATTTGTTAACGCATATAACCAAAATGCATTTGAAATGGGTCAAGGTCAATTCATCTTGAGCCAAAGAATGGGAGAAGACGGTTACCTAGATATTACAACTACTCCAGTAGTAGACGCTGACAATCTATATTTGTACACTCAACAATTACTTGGCGACCTTGCTGCAGGTAAGGATCTTAAAGTAGACGTTGCTCAAACTGGAGGTTCCGATGCAGTTACTGGCAAATTCGCTGCAGAATTCGCAGCTGGTTCTGACCAAGTTACTCCAGCTATTCAAGCTGAGGTTGCAAAAGCAGTAGAGTTATGTTTAGCTAAATTCCCAGCAGGATCACGCCCTGATAAATTTACTTTAACTTCTGGTGCAAGTACTGAATGGAACGGTAAACAAATGCCTAAGGCTGACGGAACTGGTGCAGTAACTCCAAAGGATGATGCAACTAAAAATCAAGATCTTGCTTACCGTCGTGGTGTTGCTTTCATGAATGCTCTTAACTCTGGACTTAAAGCAAAAGGACATCCAGGTTTTGATGCATACGAAGTTGCATGGTCAATCGGTGCAAGTGGTCAACCTGCAAATGCAGCTGACCGTTTCGTTGACCTAAACATTGAAAAAAATGCAGTTAAGCCTAAAGCTGTAGAAACTACTAAGACTACTGCTGTTTCAACTGGAAATGCAACTACTAACGTTAGAGGAAAAGCTCAATTCTTTGAATTGAAACTTACTTTAACTGCAGCAGCCGCTAAATAATAAGTTTAAACTTAATACACAAAGGGACCGATAGAAATATCAGTCCCTTTTTTATTTGATTAGTGTTTTACTTAATACTTTTTATCTAGTGCATGGTAAGATGCAGTTACTCTAAATGAGTCTTTGCCAAATTCCATAACTGTGGTAATCGTTGACTCAGCTGCAAATTTACTTGCAATTCTAAAATTATGATTAGGCGAATCGATCCAAGCCTGTACCACAATTTTTGCGATTTCCTGCAATACCTCATCAGTTAAAGCATTCACACTGTATTTTTTAGAAACAGTTGTCCCACTAGTCTTATACATGTAGATACACTCAGTATTATATCCAACAAAAGTACTGTCTCCACGGGTATGATCAATTTCAGGTCTACCTGCATTAAGATTAGTTAACTGATAACTTCTTTTACGTAAAGCACCATTATTGAATTTGGTTACTGGTGAACCACCCAAGCCCAAACGGTACACGTTAATTTCTTGCCAGATCAAAGAGTCTAATCTACTAGATCTAACTTGTTGCGCTTGGGCAGAGATTGAGATTAGGATTGCGAATAGGATTGCTAATTTTTTCATGGCTTGTTTATTACTTGGTTATATAGTTATTATACCTAAAAACTCGAATAAATAACCTAGTACAAAATAAAAATAGACATAGTTAATGAAACATTCAATTATTAAAGGCTACTCTAGCTGGTTAAACGAAAACTTGTTAATCGCAGAAGCTGAAGGAACTGATATTGGTGCTCTTTACAAAGCTGGCGATCGTGCAGGTTTAGTAAATGCAGCAATGGCAGCAGACTCTGCTGAAATAAAAGCTCACCCAGCTTACGAATCTGTAATGCAATGGTGGAAAAACGGAGAGGGCGACCTCAACTTATTCAAATCGCTTCTTAAAAAGAGTTCATCTGCTAAAACTGACAGATTACGTTCCCTAAAATCGATATATTACTGGACAGGCGGCGGTACGGTTAAGGGTGCAGCTCCTAGAGCAGATATGTTTTATAAAGTAGCAGATTCAATTATTGCAAACGGTGCAAAGGCTGGGGTAACTCCAGAAAAGCTAGCTCAACTTAAACAAGCGGTTGACTTATTAAAGACTGCAAAGACTGAAGGTTTCGAATTAAGAACATCAGCTCTATTCGGTTCAATTATACCAGGTGCTCTAACTGATGGAGTATTCGATACTGGCGGTAAAAAAATTGATGTGATTGCTGAACTAGCCAAGCCTCAGGTCATGGATACTCTTAAGAAAGCACTAACTGCTTACCGATTAAATACTAATGCAAGCAAGGAATTAATGGTAGATCCTTTAACTTCTGCTAAATTCCTGATTGCACAGAGAACCAATAAAGCAACAGTCAGTCAATACTGGATAGCCTCAATGTCGTTAAGCGATACTGAAAAGAAGTCTATGCTAGATAACTTTAAAGCAAAAGCTGAAGCGTATGCTGCTCGTAAAAAGGATCCTAATGTAACTTTCGATAAAGCAATTTTAGTTGCTACGAATTTATACATTGCACCAAAGAACGAAAAAATTACAGTTGTCGCTGGAACACCAGCTGCACCAGCTGCCCCAGTTGTTCAGGCTTTTTCATATCCTGAAAGTGCAAACGGTAACGCTAAGAGCCCAGCTTTCCAAAAGGGTTTACAGTTATTTCCAGATGATGGAGTGACTATTCAACCTACTGCTCAAGCTGAATTAGCCGCAACTGTTAAATCTGCAGTAGATGCAGTTAAAGCAGCCGGCGGTACAATTACAGCTGTTTCAACTTGGGGTTATGCAAGTACTTCACAAGTAGGAACGACTTACAAGTCAGCTGATAAAACCTCAAAGAAGGAAAATAACGTTGCGTTAGCAAACGATAGACTTGCGTCTATTAATAGCGCGCTAGCTGCCGCTCTTACTGAAAACGGAATAACTATTGCACCAACCGTTGATGCTAAAAATTTAGCTGAACCGAATAGAGGTCCTGACTGGACTGATAAAGATAAAACTGATGCTAAGTGGGGTAAACCTGGAGCAAGAACTCCAGAGTACCAAGCAACTTACGGACCATGGAGATATGCAGTTGCGTTCTTCCAGTTAACGTATACAATCACATCAACCGAACCTACTCCAGTTAAGTCAACTGCAACTCCTAGTGGAGAATGGAACTCAGTAATTACATGGTCTGATGAATCATTCCAAATTGAGTTACCTAGAATTCAATTCGGAACCGCTTTACCTAAAGTACCAATGTATAAAGGTGGAAGCTCTACTGCATGCCCGATATTTTAATACTAATTTACACCAGAAAAAAGCCGAACCTAGTTCGGCTTTTTTGTTATAGCTTAACCGCAAACAGACAGTTTGCGTATGCTGAGAATCGGTTCTTTTGAGTATCATAGCCGCCGTTTATATCGAATGCTGCTACTGTTACTTTTGGGTCGAGCAGCGCTGCATTATGACTAGCTGATTTAACCCATTCGTTGAATATTATAATAACGGTTGATTTATCAACGTTAACCGATTTTAGTGAGTTATAATTACTGCTGATTTTATAATGAGCACCGACATTTTCTCTGAAACTATATCGTGAAAAGTGTTTCTTCCAGTCCTGATCAAATTTTTCAATTCGGGTAAGAGGGCCGGTGTAGTAAATTCCATCTGGAGTTAATGGATATTCGTAGTGCTCCAATGTGTCAGCACGTATCATCCAATTGACATGAAGAGTTACAGCAGAGTCGAGAGTAGCTGAGTATTCTACTGGACTAAGCCCGTGACTTGCTCTGTGAGCATTCACCAATTCTAAAAAGATTTTATTTTCAGAATCTTGAGCAGTTGCGCTAATCGCAAAACTAAAAAGTATGATATGTATTAGCTTTTTCATATAGTTATTATACTTAAAATCCGGATAAATAACCTAGTAAAAAATAAAAATAAAAATACACGTATGAGTAAAGTTAGAATATTATCAATAGACGGTGGTGGATTAAGAGGAATCGTTCCATTACTTATCCTTAAAGAAATTGAAAATCAGCAAGGTAAAAAAATACACGAATTATTTGATGTCATAGTAGGTACCTCAACTGGCGGTATTATTGCATGCGGATTAACTTGTACGAAAGACGGAGTTAATCCTTATTTAACAATCGACCAGCTAATAGAACTTTACACAACTAAAGGTAATGTTATTTTCCCTTATAGTAAAAATATATTAGCTAAAGTAATTAGAGGAGTTAATTCAGTATTTAATCCTAAATTCTCTCCAAAAGGTTTAGACGGTTTATTGGAAAATTATTTTGGTGATATGATGATATCGCAATCACTAAAGCCTATCATCGTTAGTTCGTATGACCTAAAGAACAATGAAGTTATTATGTTTAAAACTAGAACTGCTAAATGGTCTAAAGAACGATTTGATGTTAGATTAAAAGATGTTTGTCGGGCTACGTCAGCCGCGCCGACCTACTTACCGTCATACGAAATGGTGTTTGATGGCAAAGACCGGATCTTAGTGGATGGTGGTGTTTACATTAACAATCCAGCAATGGCAGCAGTTGCTGAAGTTCTTAAAACAAGACCGGGTATTAAGATAGAAGATATTGAATGCTTATCGTTAGGCACCGGAAATCATTCAGAATCGTTAGGTATTAAAACTGAAAGTTGGGGTATAGCTAATTGGGCACAACCTATAACAACAGTTATGATGCAAGCCTCTTCTAAATCAGTTGTTTACGAATGTCAACAAATATTAGAAAAGTATTTAAGAGTTCAATTAGAGATTGATGATGAAAAGAAAAGCGACATGTCAGATTCAAGACCGGCTACTACTCAATACATTGTTGATAAAGTAAATAAAGATATTATTAGTAATAAAAAAACAATGACTAATATTAAAAATTTCCTTAAATAAAGAATATGAAAACCGTTAAATTATTCATAGTATCACTAATTTTATTAATTACGGCTACTGGCTTTGTTCCAGAGCCAACTACTGTTAAATTAGAACACAAAGGCTATACTGCTTATTATAGTAAGCAGTTACACTATTCTCTTAAGGTTGAATGGTGGGACACAAAAGCCCGTCTTGAATGTCCAGGCTCAAAGGTTGCACGCAAGGACAGATTCGCGCCAGATCCATTACTTCCAGCTGAAACTGATCTTATGGAAGATTATGTAGGTTCAGGAACCGATAGAGGTCACATGTGCCCGGCTGCAGATAACCAGTGCAGCCCAGTTCTACAAGAAGAGTGCTTCTACTTTTCAAACATGGCTCCTCAATACCATTCCTTAAATGCTGGAGACTGGAAAAGATTAGAGGTCCGAACCAGAGAACTTGCTAGCCAATACGATTCAGTTATGGTATGGTGCGGTTCAGTCGGAGCAGCCAAGAAAATTGGAACGACGTCAGTGCCGACTAAATGTTGGAAAGTTATTTTTATTAAGAGGACAAAAACGTTTGAGGCTTATATTTTTAATAATACACCCGACAAACCGGTGGGTCTTGATAAATGGAAGGTTAAACCAGCTGATGTAGAGAAATTGACAGGATATAGGTTCAAGGTTAAGTAATAATGAAACTGTGTTTGGATAAATAATAAAAAAACCAGATTACAAATGGCAGACATCGCACAACAATTTGCTGGATTACCAATTGAAGACCTTATTGTGTCTCCGATTGTAGGTATGGCAAAAGGGCAAGCAAAATTAAACGATGTAACGTGGAAATATATTTCTGAAGTTGCATTCGTAACAGACAAAGACGGCAAAACTCAAGCTCGTTCTTTGGATGTAGAAATGAACCGAGTTGTTACTGACGGTACAACCGGCGAACAAACAGTTCAAACTTTATACTCAAAGGTTCCTATGTTACCTTTAGTTCCACTTCCTTCATTAGCTATCACATCAGCTGATATTGAATTCTCAATGGAAGTAAAAACTTCTGAAGTAGACAAATCAAGCACTGATACTGAATCTTCAATTCAAGCTTCTGCTTCTGGCGGATTCTGGGGAATGAAGTACTCGGTGAGCATGGCTGGTAAAGTTGCGACTCACAAAGAGAACACACGTAGCACAGATAACTCTGCAAAGTACAATGTAAAAGTACACGCTGAGCAATTACCTGCAACTGAAGGTATGTTAAAGCTTTCTGACTATTTGACTCAAATGTTAGAGCCAACTTTAATTCCTCTTACGGCTGATCCAAACAAGTAATCAGTAATCGGACAATAAACCCCTAAGGAGACCAGTTTATCTGGTCTCTTTTTTGTTTAAACCGATTCAGCTTGAGTAGTATAATTATTAATACAAATCGCACAACTATGGCTAAAATTAATCTAGAAGAATTACTCGGCGGTCTACAAGAAGCAGCGTTAATCGTTCTCGGTATTCAGGAAAGACAACACATTAATACTATTTCAAAGTACTTTACACCGGAAGGCGAACCTCTGACTAAAACATTTTTGCTCGGAGACAAGACCTTGGAAATTCCTCTCTATATCTTAGCTGACCATTCGTCAATGGGACTAGAAGAACTGGAAATAGACTTTGATATCAGATTACTTGCATCAGACGATAAGACACCATCCAGTCTTAAAGAGAATATTTTACCGATTTTTAAGAAGATTGAGGATCAAACTATTCGTGGAGTTCAAGAGGCTCTAGTTAAATTAGGAGAGCCATATAAGACTCTACTTGGGAAAACCGGCGCCAAGAAGAATGGAGTTGACGGAGTTATTGGCCCAAAATGTAGAGAAGCCCTAATGCGTTACCAATTAAAAAACAGGATTCCGCAGACTGGTGAAGCAGACGACGAGACTTGCAAACTGCTTGGAGTCTCAACTGCGTCTGACTACACGCATACTGTAACCAATATTTCAGTTGACAGTAATGCACCAAACTCTGATAGCAAAGCTGGCATGGCAACCGTGAAAGTTAAATTCAAAAAGGACGAAAAACCTGAAGCCGTTTCCAGACTGGTTGAGATGTTAATTCAAAAATTAGATGATGTAGGTCATACTGACAAAACCTCTTAATATGGCATTACCTTGTCCAGCATGTAGAACTCCATTAGGTATCGACCTACAATTCATAATGCAACATCCTGTATCGGTTTGCCCGAACTGTCAAGTTATATTAGACTTCACAGTAAACGATGAGATCAAGGGCAAGTTTAACGCAGCAATGGCCGAGATCGAAGATATTAAGAAGCGGTACAAGAGCATTGCAAAATTCGGCTAATATTTGGTTACTGTAACCAGTACAGTCACTCACTAGATCACACTGGCCACACCCAAACCTTTCCCATAATATTCTAATCACATAAAAAAATCCGAGATCGGTAGCGACACTTTTCTCGGATTTTGTGTTACTTGCGTAACTTTACGGTCCTAAGTCCGTTATTAGTGTTGATAATCGTCTTCGTAATCTTCTTCGTCTTCTTCTGCTTCACAATGTTCTTTACAATCAGAGCAAATATCGCCCATCATAATAGGAGCACCGCAACAGTTTGAAGTCTCACCAGAGAAAGCATCACTTGGATCCCAGCTCTCGTTTACGAATTTCGTAAAACTGTTAACTAAATTTTTCATGTTACCAGAGTTGATATTTTTTAAGGTTCGTACTCTTCAGAGGTCTCATCATCTGCTAACCCTAAGGCTTCAGAATTAAAGTTGTCCCAAGCTTTAATAGAGTCTTTCATTGTCTTATTAAGTTCAACTAATTCGCTCTTTAATGTCTCGACCTTTGTTTTATCAGCCTCTTCGACTGGACTCTTACGAATCTCATTAGGAATTTCTAAAAATTCTTCTTGTTTCTTTTTAAAGGCTTTAATTGCATCTCTTCTAGCTGTGTCTAGTTCTTGATACTTTTCAATTTCTGATTCGGCTGTGTCGTCTTCAACCGGAGCCTCTGCTGGAATCCCGGCATCAACTGGAGTCTCAGCTGGAACTTCTGCAACCGGTTCCGCTGGAACTTCTGCTGGAGCTTCAACTGGAGCGTCTGGTGTTACCGGCGTATCAACTGCCTCTAGTTTCTCAGATTCATCAAGCCATTGTTGATATTTATGAATCATTACTTATGATTTTCTTGTTATTTATCTGCGCTTGGGATAAATAAACCTGTAATGAAACTTTTATCAACATATAGCGATTGGTTAAATGAAAATCATAATCCAAGACCCCTAAGGAAGTTAACGGAACTTGATATTAACAGAAAATTCGGACGTAATCCACAAACTGGAGATAAGTACGAAACTGAGCTATTTCCAATGTTTAGAAGACTAAAACCTCGAATTGAGGCTCTGTCTAAAAAACCTAGCCTTGAAGAATGGTTCGCAATGATGCAGAATTCAGATAATCAATTTTACTCAATGGTTCAGGCAGATACACTTGCCCAGCCAGACGTCAGAGAATTATGGAGAGACTTAACTGGTCAACGTGCTTCAAAAATGAAGAAGTATAACTTATCTGAAAGCGCAGAGGATGCGGTTTGGAAAAGCGAAATTGATCCCGAATGGACAGTCATTGTTCTTTTCTCGGACGATGAGCTCTATGCAAAAGTTGCAAAAATATTTGATAGCTTAGGAATTGCTTTCGCTGATATGGTTTCAAAAACAATATTCGTCGATGGACAGGAAGTTGAGTCTCAGAATCTAGGAGACGACCATCTGTTGGCAATCGAAGCACATGAAATTTCGCATTCACTACTAAATCACGGAGGCTCTGACCGAGGAATGGCAGCTTACGACGAGAGACAGGAGAGAGAAGCTGACTGGTTAGCTATCCGAATCCTAGAGAATTTAGGATACGGTGAAGCTTCTGCAATTTTAGAGAAACGATATAACGAATACTATGACGAGCAATCGTCAGAACTTGAGAACACAGACACACTTGAAGTGGCACTTCAAGATTACGTCAACTAAAAAAATCATGGCTAATATGAAAATTCAAAATCTCGGAGACATTAAGAAGTTTTCATTCGGTGAAATGACATCAAACGACAGCGGTAAAACATCTGGAACATCAAGCGCTGGACTTTACATCATTTTTATTGGAGGAATCTGTTTTTTTCTAGGTTGCATTGACAAAATGTTTATAGACAAGTCTATTGACATTATTAATCAATCAGTAATGTTCACTACAATTGGAGCAGCTCTACTTGGAGTTAAGAACATAGTTAATGGGAAAAAGGTTAAGGCTAAAGAAGAACCTACTTCACCTGAACCTTTAAATTCTTAATTTAAAAAGCAATCGCCCCAATGGGGCGATTGTTGTGTGAAGTCATTTGATATGACCAGTAATCTCTTTGTAATACGCCCATAACTCTTGGCACTTTTCGTATTCTTCCTTGCTTTCCAAGTACTTAATTATATCTAGGACTTCATTCCAGTAGGCGGATGTGATTCCTTTTTTATCGACATCTTTATACTTTCTAGTCCATTCTCTCTCGTTTGCTATATCGATTGCCATGACTGTACCCGAATTTTTGGCGAGGCTGTACCTCTATAGTATATTTAACCTTGGATCCAAGTAATTCAGTAATGCATTCAACGAAATCCGCTGTGTGTAGACTTAGAACAGAGTCGTAATGGTCATCCCGATAACCTCCAAAAAGAGCACATGAAACCGGTAGAGGTTTTCCCAATAATTCGTCCATTTCTTTTACCCATCTCCAAAAAAGAGTAGAGCAAGCAACCCAATAATCAGTTTCGCATTGGCTTCCTAAGTTGTCATCTGCATGAGAATCCGCTCCGTGACACCAAACAACATAGCCAATTTTACCGGCAAGGATCGCCGCCTTTGTTCGTTCCAACCAAATTGCCAAATCTTCTAAGTATCGATCATCATGGCCTATTGGATTAATATTGAAATCTCTAGGAACTGCCTTATTTAAGTCTTTGCAAAAAGTTCGGCTGTCCTCAATTGAATTTCCGAAATGACCGTCAAGATCAAAGTACGCTCCGCTTAATCCAAACTCTTCGTATATTTTAAGTGATGCAATTACCTGTCCACTAAACGTACAGAAACCGCTGCCTCCGCTTGGGCGAGCATGGTGAAATCCACTGGTTGGGCTGAAGCTTACTTGATCTGGATTTACGATTGAATTTCTGATCGCTGAGTACAACGAAGAGTTTGTGTATCTTATTGATTCAGCGAATTGAGGTGACCAAGACAATCCATTAGAACAGTATCGACCCCTTCCTTTGAAAAAGTCTTTCACGTAACTTTTTTCATGGGCAATTCTGAAATCAGCATTCGAATATGGATTAAACTCTGAAGTAATTTCAAAATTATCAATTAGTCCGTGCATTTCAAGGTATTCCAATAAAAGCTTAGGCTTTAATGGAGACTTGCTGTAATTTGAAGTTTTATCGTTTTGTAAAACCTGCTTTGGATTATAAAACGTCTTTATTTTAGTAGATCGCATAATTAGGTCTTTTGTTAAATATAATATACCAAAAAAGCCCGATTAATATCAGGCTTTCTGTATTCTACCAATAGACTTCGTGAATTAGCTTCGAATATTCTTATTTTTAAAAAAATCGTCCAAGTCTTCCATGTGCTCGAATAGTTCAGTTGAACTAAGTGGAGGTAAATTATCCAGGTCAGATTTTGGAAAAACGCCAGTAACAAATGAATAAGTGGTTAACTCATTCGCTAGGGTTCTGATAAAATCAAAAAGGCTCCAGCTCGTAATTCCACCGAACTGCGATTCCATAGATTCGTCAACGTACTCAAGAAGATCATCGATGACCAGAGGCTTGTCTAATAGCTGGGTGATTGATATTTCGTGGATGCTGATGAATTCATCTTCATCAGAGCCTTCATCGCCAGATTCATCTAGTGCCATCAGAGTAGGATACGCGTCAAGTTCAGCATCTTCCTCGTCGAGTGGCTTAACTTGGCCGACCCACAACATACAAATTAAACCAACCTCTTCAATTGAGTCTTCACGGTCCGCTCCAAATAATGAATCTAGTAGACCCTCAAATGAAACTGTTTTTAGATAATTAATAAAAACAAAATTAATTTGTTCAGCGTAAGGTTTTAATAGAGTAAGTACCTCCCGAATGGTTACACCTTCCTCAACGAATACTTCGTACGGTAAGTACCAAGTAATAGGTAATTCAGATTTGGAAATATCTCGGTCTTGCCAGTCTTCTGCCGTTTCATCCCAGAAGGAGACTTGAATGGATTTCTTATGGAATGTGATCTTTTGCATAATTTCGTTTTGTTTATCTATTTTACTACATTAGTACCACCGGATTCATGAATAAATAACTCAAAGAAATTTTTATTACATTATGATAAATTCCTTAAGAGACATAGTTAACGAGTCCGCTTTTAATCAAGACGGCCTGGTTGGCGAAATGGGAGTTAAACGACCAGAGAGACTTGCTCAAAGTCACATGGGTAGAGTTAGACAATCAACAATTGACAGAAATCAACAATTAGCAAACAGGCCAGAGACCCGATCGTTTGCGGAAATTTCAGTAGATCTAGTTAGAGCCCTTAAGGGAGTTCGACGATTGGATATTACAATGGAAAAACCTTCAAACTCCAGAGATTATTACCCTAAATTTCCACAACCTATCGTTGACTTAATGGCTGAACTTAAAAATGTTGACGCTAGCCGATTCGCTAATGAATTCGGAAGATGGAGAGACGTTTACCCAGGAGACGATAATGCAATTCACTTTCGTACTGAAGGACCTTCGGATTTTCAACGAAGCCACTTTCCAAATGGAGGTATTCCAAGCGGATTAAGAGGAGCTGGTTTGGGTTATAAAATGTACCGAACTCTATTAAAATACGCAGACTATATTTCGTCTAATCCATCTGGTACTACTGAGAAGGATAAAGCATGGGGATCAATGTTGACTTACAAATCCAACCCAGATGGCTCTCCATCAGAAGATGATGCTCACGCAATTATCGGCGCAGGCAACTGGATGGCAATGGATAAATCCATGTCAACCGCTGCAAAAATTGATGTGGCTAACAGATTTATTGAAAGAGTAATTGGTAGAGATAAAACAAAGCCTGATCGTTTTGATATGGACGATGAATTACTTGCAATTTTACCCGATGAATCACTAGTTCTATTAAATAGAGATTATCTTAATTCATTAGTTACGGATAATCGATTAACACCTGAAAGAGTTCAGGCTATCTTGGCTGCACGAACTGAGGCTCAACGAAGAGAAGAAGAACAAAGAGAACGTGAAAGAGTTGAAGCAGCTGAACGTAGAACTCGTGAAGAGGCAGCAACTCGTCAAAGACTAGCTGACCGAATTACACAATACGGAGCAGATCCTGATGCTGAATGGAACGTTGGAGACTTTATCGTAGTTAAGAGCTACTTATACGATGCATCATATTCGTCTCTACCAATTCGACGAGTTATTTTAGATAGAAATGGTTCGTATGTCGCTGCCTCAATTTCTAATGCTATACAGATTGACAATGGTAACCTTGAGCCAGGAAATGCTGGAGATACTAGAACGACTACCGATAAATCACAATGGATTAAAGTAATCCCAGAAGCAATTCCGGATCTTAGTCGTGTTAATTTATCAACAGTTGAACAAGAGTACATGAGATCATTCATTGATCCTGAGGAAATTGAAAGACGTCGAGAAACTGAAAGACAGGCTGCTATTACTAGAAGAGAAGCTGAACGTACTCAAAATGCAGAACGAGCTACTCGACCTGGAGTATTTGCGGAAATGCCACAGAGCGGATCTGATCTTAAACGTCGAGTTGAAGCACGTGGACTCTTACCGGAACTTGACTTATTGAAAAAGATTAGAACCGGCGACTTTGCTAAGTTCATTGTACTAGGTCCTCAAGAGAGAGAAGCGTTTAGATCATCTTTTGGTATCCCAGTTTATGTAGCATTCAGTAGAGCAGGAAGATCAATTCGTCCAGTAGATTCAGTTGACGACCTATTGAACCGCACTGGTTACGATGCTAAATTAATAAACGTTGTAACTGGCCATATTATCGAAAGACCATTTGCTGGTCTTGGACTGATGGCATACGAATTGGAAACAGTAACTGAGGAAGATAAATTAAGAGCTAGAGCAGGAGACCGTTACTATATCGCTAATCACATGAATAATTGGGGAATCTTTGCTAGTTGCGATTACACTACCCGAAATACAGCAAATCAGCCATTTATCTACTTAAATACATTCGGTGGAGCTACTCGACCTACACCAGTTAGATTAGATCTTTTACGTAAAGTATCAGGTCAGCCTATTGAATTGTAATAGGAGGATTCTTTTTATAAAAGTCAGCTAATCTTTCTCTGAATTTATAATAGTACTCACGCATTTCGACCTGGTCCATTCTAAAGTACTGGGGTTGAAGGTGCATTTCGTTTGAGATCCAAATTCGGCAAGTAACAGCTTTGATCTGCATTCTATCCCAAACGGCAACTGAATACGCAGCGACCTGATGCTTGTAATCCTCAATCCATTTCTCTTCCTTGGGTTTACGCGCTGTTTTAAAATCAACTATTGCAACGTCATTAGTTATTAACTCAGAAACATTATCGACTGTGCCAGCATAACCGCCGTCTCTTGGAGTCCATAGAAATCTTTCTTGTGCAATTACTCTCTTTATTTCATCGAATGAGTTTGACTTAACGAAGTTGTAGAATAACATTCCACCCACAATTTTGGCTCTACTGTCAAACTCGTCAATTTCATCGTCTAACCTAGATAGCAAAAGACACTCTTCTAATCGATCCTTGGGTTTCATAGACGCGGGCAAACTTAAATAGAGTTCACACAACCTGTGCATGACCGTTCCGCGATTGGCGGCATCTCGACCTATTCGATCAGCTGCCTCATGTCCTACCCGGTTTCGCCAAGCATCAAGACCTGTCTTATCGGAGGTTTCTCCAAGAACTGAAGTGACGCTTGGGAATGTGCCAATTATCCCAGATGAGTCAGATACTTCGTAATACCTAAATCCGTTTAACTCTACTCTCTTTATTTTCTCACTCATTAAGGATAAATAATTTAGTATCTATTACAAAATAAACAGGTAAAGTTTAACATGATTCATAATTTTAATCAATTCACAGAAAAAACAAATGAGGGTTTTTGGGACTGGCTTACCGGCAAGAAGGAAGAGACCTCTGCTCAGAAAAAAGAAGACGGCACACTCCTAGACGATAAGGTCGAAGCGTTCTATGCTACATTGGAGGATTTTGCAAATTCTGGAAAATCAGTAGCTGTCCAAAACGGCGGAACCTATACCTATTCTAAATTAGTAGAAGACATTCAAGCAGCGCTAGAGTTCTTAGGTTACGAATTACCTGAACACGGAGTTGATGGTTATTTTGGACCAGAAACAGCAATAGCTATTCAGAAATTCAATGAGGATACTACAAAAATCAGCACTTCAGATAATGGAAAATAAGATATTAAATTTCAAACAGTTTTTAACTGAAGCCGCAAATGGCCGACTTGATACTACTGGATTAGAACCTATCGCTGGTGCAGGACAACCGACTAAAGGTCATAAATTAAATTCAATTGCAGCGAAAGCATACGAAGAAATGAGAGCTGCTGCCGAAGCAGACGGAATAACTTGGGGAATTACTGACTCGTACAGAGATTACGATTCGCAAGTTGATGTCGCTGCACGTAAAGGTCTCTATAAAAATGGAGGACTTGCGGCAGTTCCTGGAACTTCCAATCACGGATGGGGAAGCGCTCTTGACTTAGACCTTAGTGCTGAAGCTCTTCAGTGGTTGAAGGACAATGCTGCAACTTATGGATTCACAAATATTCCAAGAGAGTCTTGGCATTGGGAACACAAAGGCAGCGTTGAATTTGCAAAGACTGGTAAAGAGGGAGCCGGTCGAACTACTGACTCTGTTTTAATTGATGCAAATCTTATTAACCGACTAATCACAGCCCTTAAAGATAAAAACTTTTCACAAGCTGATCTAGATAAACACACAACTCTTACCCCAGGAAAAGGGCAGAATTTTAAATCTACCTCAAAATTCCCTGAAGAAAATATGGATGCCTTACTAAAGGCGATGGATCAAAACGGAATAACTAATGAATTTGCTAGAAAGGCAGTACTTGGAGTTATTTCAAAAGAGTCTCCTAATTTAACTAGTGAAATTTCTTATTTCGGTACCCCTATTTCAAGAATACGTGAGGTATTTCCAAGCAAATTATCCCAATACACCGATGAACAAATTGAGGGTTGGAGGACCCAAGGCCAAGAATTATTCGATAGCCTATTTTGGGAAGCAGTATACGGTGGAAAATACGGAAACGTTTCTCCAGGAGACGGAGCTAAGTATAGAGGCCGTGGATTTAATGGAATAACGTTTAAAGGAAATTACGAAAATCTTCAAAGAATATACGACCAAATGGGAGCTAAACTTGGAAAAGTTAATATTGTTGAGAATCCTGAAGAATTGGAAAAACCTGAAGTTGCAGCAGAATTCGCAGTAATTTATTTCATTGATTCGTTTGATCGCAAAGGAAAAGATCCAAATGCATATACTGACTTAGACAGTGCAGTACAAGACTACGTTCAGGCAAATGCCGGATGGGGCTCTTCATTGGGATCAACTGTCGGTAGAGAAGCTATAGCGAAAGCAAGCGCCTTCGCTAAGAGCCTAGATGCAGAAGTTGCTTAATTTAAGCGGTAATTCTTAAAGTGAGTTGGAATACTTATCGTTTCATCATACCATTCGAATGAGTCAAGGTTAACCTCTTTCATTGATTCAAGCAGAGCATCATACTCCATTCCAGTTTCGTAATAGTTTGCAACGAACCATGCAACTCTCTCTTCGTATGTAGCTTCGCGATTCGCTTGATCGTCTAAATAGAATTCACGATTAGGATCGCCGTTCTCAGCGTTATCTCTCCCAAGAGCAGACTTAACCCAGTTAGCTAATTGTTCATCCGCACACGTTGCAACGGTTCCTTCTTGACTAATTGATCCAGTATCTGGGTCAATGTCTCTAAATTTTACTAGTATCATAGATTCCATTTGTTTTTAATTTTAATAAAGTACTGATCCTGCTTACGACCGTTTACGAAAAACCAGCCAATGTACAAATCCCAAAACTGTTCAAGTCTTTTGATCCTGGATAAAGTTTCAGTTTTCATGTTAGTTACTTAGTGGTGCTTTAATTGATGGGTGTGATTGATAATCGACTAATTCAAAATCATCAATTAACCAATGTTCTGGCGTGAATGATGGTTCGTTTTTAAAATGCAATTTGATATTGCACTTAGGTAACTCAAATGGTTCTCTTGTACGGTACGGAATTTTATAAGCATCGTAGTACTCAGACATACCTCCACCGAATGGCATCAGTTCATTAACTGCTTTGTTATATAAACGCAAGCTCATAGCATCCTTTAACATGGTCTCCCTTTCTTCTGGTGTATACTTTCTACCAATTTGTTCCTTTGCTTGTTCAATGTGGTTCAAATATAAATGAGTATCTCCTAAGTTTCCAATCAATTCATCAGGAATCATATTAACTTCTTTTGCAATGATTTCTAGAAGAAGTCCGTAACTTGCAATATTGAACGGAAGGCCTAAGAATGTATCTACTGAACGTTGATTCCACATAAGGGAGATTGCTCTGGTTGGAACATTCCATTGATTGATTTCAGAATGGGATAAGGTATCCGGCCCACCTCCATTATAGATTTGATTAAACATTTCTTGACTGACTAAGGATCTTCTTTCTTCTAAACTTAATTCTCTTGTATAACATTGAAATCCATAATGACAAGGTGGAAGTGTCATTTGGTCTAATTCACCTACATTCCATGCATTTACCATTAATCGTCTTGAGTCTGGATTTGTTTTAAGGTCGTTGATTAGGTTTTGGATTTGGTCTACTCCTCCATCAAATATAGCGCCCCAATTTCTCCATTGTCTACCATAAATTGGACCTAATTCACCCCAGGTCTTTGCTCTTAACGAATCATTTTTTATTGTATCAATAAACTCCATTATTGATAATGTATGGTCTGCTGTACTTTTGTATTTCTTATAAGCATCACCATCCCAAATATGACAATTATTGTCAACCAAATACTTAATATTTGTATCACCACGCAAGAACCACAATAATTCAGTTACAATTGTTTTGAATGGCATCTTCTTAGTTGTAAGTAAAGGAAACCCTTCACTCATTTTATGACGGATCTGTCTACCGAATACTGAAATTGTTCCAGTACCGGTTCGGTCACTCTTCTCCACTCCATAATCTAAAATCGATTGAAGAAGATCGGTGTATTGTTTATCGAGTCGGTTCATTGATAATTTCTCTTAATCTTTTAATTTCTGCAATTACATCATCGCCTAATTCAATTTTAGACATTATTGTTAGGTCTGCAACTTGGTCCATCAATACCTCGATTAGTGCATCCTTTGCTTGATCTGGTGTCATACTTTTTCTATTTTTTAGGTTTATAATAAATCGTCCAATCCATTGGACTCTTGGTTTAATTCTTCAATTCGAGTATCTACGTAACTCTTTAATTCGCTAGCCGCTTTTAAGTAAGCCTCTCTAAGTTCATGGAATTTAGGATCCTTTACCTCTTCGAAACTTGAATAGTGCTCAAAGCAATAGTGCATACCTTCAGCTCTCATTCGGTAGCTAACGTTTTCAAATTGTTCTATTTGAGTATCTAAGTCTGCCATAATTATAATTATTTGTACCAGCCAGTAAAGCTGATTCTTTTATTTTTGCAACCTTGAGCAATTTCAGTAACGAAATGCGGAGCTCCACTAGCTGCATTTCCAAATACATTAAACATAACCAAGTTATTAAATTTAGGAACCACTATTGCATCCGCGTTTTTCCAATCCCAATCCATTCTAACAAAAAGTCCACCGTTCCACGGTTTCCAATTTTTGGAAAGGTGATACACAAACGCAATTCGGCCATTTACTCCATCAGTATGAGGTCCATTGTAATGGCCTTCCTCATAGCAATTCATAAACGTGTAATTAGGATCAAGCGTAATTCCAGAATATCCAGTAATGTACTCAAGAGCTTCAATGAATTCAGCTGATTTAAAAACTTCCAAGTTATAATGATGATCTTCTGTTCTTCTATACGTGTAGGAGAATTGGTTTTGATCATTTAATTCCCTAATGTATGCTAATCTTTCTGGAATGGAAGGATCTCCAGGCTTGCATCTATAAATTGGATAGGCTGCTGACAAGTTATATTGGTCTGGATAAATTGCCAAATCCCAATAATCAGCAGGCTTATTAAAGTAATATTGTTGAATTTGCTCAGCATCAGCATCCACCAAAAAATCCTCAAAAGAAATGAAGTTTTTTTCGATCCATTGCTGACGTATCTTTTCTACATTAAAAAGGTTTATTGCCATTGCTATAAGTTTATTTCTCGCCAAGGAGTTTCATTATTCCAAAATTCAAAAGTATCTCCGTCCTGTGGATTAACGTTTCTGGATTGAGGGCTAATCTCCTTCATTATCCGTTGAGCCGCGATTAACTCTTTTTGAAATTTAGAGTCCTTCCAGGCTGCATCTAATTTGGCAATTTCAGGATCCTCAAAATTATAGGTTAAACCTGCTTCTTCTACTATAATCCAATTAGCTGAATCAATTACAAACCACGTATTTCCCATTGTAATTCCATACAGGAATAGCGTACGAGACTCTTCAAGTTCCCTGTGTTGTTTTATTAGATGACTAAATACCTCATTTCCGAGGTCGATAATATCTTTCATGCTACTATTATACTATAATTGTAGACTTGGAACCCAATGAGTGGTTCTTCCGTCTAAGGTTTCTTCCCTAACCACCAGATTGCCCAATAGATCGGTCTTTTGTGCATACACTTCAAAGTCAAAGGTAAATCCACCTGACTCACCAGTTACCTGTCGATAATTTCGGATACTGGCGCCGCCTTGTGTATAGGAAGATCGCATGATTAATTTTCCCCAATTCCATAATCCACAAATATCTTCCTGAGTTAGGTCGCTGACCAGTCGATATGGGGATATTCTGCACCGGTAAAGCATTTCACATTTGATATAGTTACCGACCCCGGCAAATAGCGACTGGTCCATTAAAGCTTCAGCTACAGTTTTCTTCTGAGCCTTAGGTAACTCAACTTTTCTAACAAAATCGTACATGCTTGAGGTCTGATCGTTTAGCATATCAAGCCCCAAGCCGGCCAGTTTTTTTGCAAGATCTGAAGTTTGCATGAACTTTAGTGTACCGAATCTGCGTTGATCAACGAAATATAACGAAGTGCCATCATCGAAGCCTATACGGAAATGGCTGTGTGGTCTCAAGTCAGTTGACCAGAACCCGCTCATTCCCAGTGTTATCCAGAGGCAGGTCTCGTCACTTAATTCAAGCCAAATGAATTTGCCTTTAACTCCACCGCCCACTACTCTGGTGGGTAAACTGGGGCTAACGACTAGGTCCGGTGCTCTCTTTAGGAAGCGGCCGCCTAATACTTCAAATTGAGTAACCGTCTTTCCTTTGGAAAATTCGGCAATTCCTTCGTACACTCTTCTACATTCAGGTCCTTCTGGCATGGATAAATAAATTTATTAAAATTATACCAAAAACATAATGAAACGATACGTTGCACTATTTGAAAGTTTCGAAGAAAGCTTTGACGATTTTCACCAAAAAGCGGATATGAAGTCAGACCGATTCTATCACGAAACGGCTAGAGAATTAATTGAATTGGCGAATCAATACAGCTCAGCAGGCATTGATATTGACCCTTACTCTGAAAAATACGGCACTGCTACCCGATTAACAGACCTTGAGAATGACTTAATTGTTATGATTAATGACGAAATGGGAGAGGCAATTGCTGAAGAATTCGCAGATGAAGCTGATACTCTATTGGCTCAGTATGCAGAAGGTTCTGATCTTAACGAAAAGAAGAAGACCAAGAAAATGAATGGCGATAAAGTATTCAAGAAGGACAAAGAGGTAAAGGATAATAAAATTATGCAAGCCAATCCTGTAAAATCTAGTTTTGAGTCTCCTGGTAAAAGGTTATCGATGAGATCTAATCAAGCAGCTGCTAAACAGTAAACCTAATCCAGATTCTCAGTATAACACTCTATAAATTTATAAATTATGTATTACTTAGCAAAATTAAGATTCGAGTCGGAAGACGACAACGGCAAAACAAAAAAGATTCGTGAACAGTACTTAGTTGAGGCAAGCTCAGTAGGAGAAGCTGAACAGAAATTACTTGACAGATTTGGAGAAGGAATTTCCCCATGTCAGTTAGAGGCAGTTCAGGAATCAAGAATATTGGGACTTATTGAATAAGTTTACAGATATTAAAAAGAAAAAAGGGAGCACTTGCTCCCTTTTTTATTGTGGTTTAGTTTGTAACAAGTCAACTATTTTTGCCTGATCTTCTGGCGTTACCAGGATATTATCAAAGTGTCCATACCTGGACCGGTAGCCAAATGCATACCTTAAGCCTGCCCATAATCTCCGAAAGAAGCCTGGAGTTGGACATAGGTGGACCTCCAACCAAACCTCTTGATCAGTGGTGTCCTTGATTAGGATAAACTGGTGTTCTGGACAGTGACAGTCACAAATAACTACGTGTTTTTCTAAATTCATCTCTTTACTTTTATTTTTTGAATTATTGCCATTTTACCGACTGGCGACCATCTGGCCTCCTCCTCGTATTGAAATTTCCCAGTATCCCAAAGAAATACTTGACCGTTTCGGTTCATTACAGTTAGGGCTGCACGCTCTGGCAGATTTGGGAATGAGATGCCCTGCTCAAATAGTGCAAGTTTATAGGCTGACCGGAATGTGCTTGAAACTCCGCTATGTACTTCAGTTTCACCAACTCTTAGTGTTACTAAACAGACATCATTAGCTCTTAACGGACTCGCCATTGAAATAGGTTGGAAATTTTTTACGCAAGCTCTGCATCACAGTTGCATCATCTTTACCTAAGGTCACCTCTTCATAGATGTGATCTAGTATATCTATGCTGACTGGATTTCCGATCACTGCATCTATTTTTCTGGAGATAAAAGCCTTTGGCCCTTTCTTCTTTACTAGATCAGCAACCACTTCTGGTTCTGGAATAAAATATTTATTAAAGCTCATGCTATTATTATACTACAGTAGAGAATAAAAGGTTACATCGAAGACTTGCTAAACTTTCGCAAATAAATAAATTCAAATAATTTTATACACTATGACACCAAATCCAGTATGTTATAATCGCCTTAGCCAATCACCGGCAGCGATTCATATAGGAACCGTTTCTTTGGGACTTACTCCTAAGGATTACCGAGCGGACACTGCTCGAAAATGGAGAGCGGGTATTTCTCCAAACACAAATATAGTTCTGTATTCAGATACTTTTAGTAGAGGAATAGACACCGAAGATAATGCAGTACCGCGTATCTGGTGGATCGATGGAACTGGAACCTACACTGACAAAATCGCCGAATTAGTAAGTAGACTACCTGACCGAAGTGCAAATAATTATGCACTGATGAGTTACACAGAGACACTTGCCTGGTTAAAGGCCAGCGGCAAATATGCACTAATTAACTGTGATTACCCAGAATATACGTTCGCAGAGTCACTGACTGGTTGTCAAACGGTTGCGAATATTGAATCAGGTTACTTGGGAAGCTATTACGGCGGAGGAGACACTGAAATGTTTAACTTAGCAAATCCCACAACATCCGTTGGATTTGGAACACACGCTCCAGCTGCATTCAAAGTTAAAGATTTTAATTTAATTAGCGCGACTGGAGTCACCCCAAATGGTAACGGCCTTGGCTCGGAGGGCGGATTTGTATTAGGAGGAGCAGGCGGTCTTGTACAGACCACAGCAACGGCTGCAAGCGTTTACTCGAATGGCTTTGTATTTGAGGGAGTATTTGGAGAACTTGTACCTGACAAAACACTTTTTGAATTATATGACACTGTCGCAAATAAAGCAATTTACCAAGTTCGAACAGCTGATTCAGGTATTCAGGTGTTGAATATCAGTGGATCGATTTGTTATCAAGTCGACTATGACTTGGCTCTAACTCAACCGTCCACGTACATTACCTTCGCTCATAAAGCTGGAGAAACTCCGATCATTCGAGCGAACGGCGGAGAGAGCCGCAATTTATCAGTAATTACGCCTATTACCTGGACAAACACTACTAAATGGGTAGTTGGATCACATTTAAATGCTGGAACATATAGTGAGCAAGTACAGACCGTTAAGTCTTTTAAAATACACTTAGCTAATGATTCAGCTGCTGGCCATAGGGATTTACAGCAACTTTTACATTCCGCTAATTATCCAATTGTAAGTAGTCTGTATACAGTTTAATCGGTTAATATAACTAACAAAAAAGGACTCTTAAAGAGTCCTTTTTTGTTTAACAAGTTTTTTATATCGCCAACGAAAGTAGAAAGAGCAGCCAAAGAATAGTGCCGCTATGCAGTACAAAACGAAGTTGGCTCTCCATAAACTGCCAGTTACCTGCATTAGCCAATACTGTACGATATCGAAACCGAACGGATTGAAGAACAGTGCGATCATCATGCACCATGTTGCCAGGTTGGCCATTAAGGTTTGTCTCCAAGTTTTGACTCTCACTGTCCATAGGGTTATCATTTTTCAAAGAGTCAGTGATTGACTCTAGGAAATTAAAAGTAAATTTCAAGATTATTTATTACCACTTAGGTTGCTCGCCTATTTGATCTAGCGCGCAGTGAAATCCTACCAGTCGAGTCTTTGCTTCAAGAAAACAGCCGCATATTCCACATTGGGATAGGGTCTCTCCAAAATGAGGACACTGTTTGCAAATGGACATTCGGTGATTCTTTAGATCTTCACTAACAAACACTTTATCGATGATTCGGCTAAGTACCGTAGGTTTTGGAGTTGCTGGCGTTGAACCGCATCCGCAGTCTTCAGTAGTTTGATCAGTCATTTAGTCTGCTATTTTTTCAAAGTATCTTTTATCATCGAACTCCAAGTAGTTTTCAAGAAGACTCACAGAAGAGTCACGATACTTAAGTACGGCTAGGTCTTTTGCCTTGGCCTCTATCTCAATATCGAAACTGCGATTATAAGTATTTATCTGTTCGTAAACGTAATCAGCATGGGATCTGGCAATAACTGACGGATCTTCAAATGTTTTTTTACTACTAGAGTAATGAGTGAGCGGAGTCACGCGTCCCCAGGTAGTGGCAGCTAGGGCGAGTGCAGCTTCCTCAGTAAGATCGCTGGTGTTAAAACGGTGATGATGGAAATCAAATGTAATTGGCGTGCCAATATTCGTATAGACTAATTGAAAAAGATCGAGTACCGAGTACTGTGTAGCCTTATCGTCGTTTTCGACAACAAGCCTGGCCTTAGTATTTTCGTGGAGACGTTGAAAATTCTGACAGAATCGTTGAGCAGCGGACTCCTTATCGCCATAGGTCCCACCGACATGAATGTTAATTGGATAATTATGGTCAATTGGCAAGCCCATTAAGGTCATAATTTGCGCATGCTGGTCCAGATCCTTGACTGTTTTTGTGACAACCGCTGGATTGGGAGATGGCAGAACATCGAACTGGCCTGGATGCATTGAGATTCGCATGCCGTTTGCAATTACAAACTTGCCGATTGCCTGCATGTCTGGCAAGATTTCCATAAAGTTTGGAAGCTGAGTAATTTCGTACTCTGACATCCATGGAAAAATATCGCTTGACATTCGATATACGTAAATGCCATTAGCTAAATTCCATTGTAGAATTTTTAGAACATCTTTTATATTTTGATGCGCAAGCTCAGCACAATATGAAACGCCCTTTTCTTGAAAGGTTTTACGGATCATACCTCGATTGGCTGTAATTTTTTGGTCGGCTAGAGACAAGTTAATGCAACAGTAACCCAAACGGACGTTAGTATCTTTCATGTAGTTATTATACTACAAAATTGTATTGGCTAGTTGAACCGATAACCAAATTCCTAAATATGACCCGGCTACTGAGCCAGTAACATAACCAAACCATTGGTGTAGTGAATCTTCGCTCTTTGCAATTTTTCGGATTACGAAAAAATTTAGTGAAGCTATTGTAAAATCACTAACTGCTGCTAAGTGATATTGAGTTTCAGCAACTGCTCTAAAATTTATGCATAAAATTCCATACAGTACAAGCTGAATTGCAAATAATAATAAACATTCTTTTAATTTTGTCATAGACAATTAGTTATATAAAAAGTTACGAATTAATAGTTTAATATTTTTGAATATTAAAGATTTCCTAGAATTAAGAGATTTGGTAAAAGAAACTGACCAGTTTGAAGCATTATTTGCCTCAATTGACTTACTGTCAAATTTGTAACCAATCATAAAGCCTACATCAAATAACGATTCCACTAATTGTATAATTTGATTCACTAAGTCTGAGTCAGTTTTTTGCGAATCAAAGTCAGCAGCGGATGGAGCCAGTAATTTAAGTGCTGATTTTTTAAGTGTACCAATTGACTTTAATTGATTTTGTATTTCCATATAAATGAAAGTATATGCCTCAATTACCAGTTTATCAGCAGTTCCTGGCGAATTTAATAGAGCAGCTTGGACCATTGCTGGAGTTTTACCAACTAGCCAGGTACTAAATTTATCAATTACCTGGTATACGTTAACAATCTTATTTGCTTTATCTAACTCAGTTTTATAAGTACTTTTAAATTCAGAAATACTCTTAAGTTGATTAGCTGTACACTCATTAATTGAACTAGTTAAAATAGCTGGACTAAGTGCTTCATTTGTAAAAGTTTTAAAGGTCTTAATCATAACACGTAATATTTTTATAATGTTATCTATTTCAGCCTAATTAATATTAACAAAGTTATAATTACTAGTTACAGTTCGGATGACTCTAACTACATCTAATGCATCTTGCAGAGCATCATGGGTTACTTCTCCAGATAATTGGCATCGATCCATGCACGTCTGTAAATTAGGTAAGCTCTCGTCAGTTTTCCAATTCATTAACAGAATGGCTGGATCCAAGATTCTCTGTCTAATCTGCACGTTTGAACTCCAGTTTGGAAGTTTCTGCAGAAATACTTTGTCAAAACTTGCAAAGTTCTTACCTGCTGCATTAATTTTTACGCAACCAGTCGCCTCAGCTGGGATACCATTTGAAGCTAGCCACATTTGAAATGAGTGGGCTACTAGTCCAACCGGTAAAATGTTATGATACTTTCGGTATGCGAGACGTTCGTCCTTTGTTAGATTCTCTAAACCGCCAAGAATTTTTAGAATCCAAGAGTTTAGAGATAGGGCAAATGGACTTCCTACATACGTAGTGTGTTCCACAATACACTGAAATTTAGGTAGTTCTTCCAATGAGGCTGGATTTAGGGTGTCCTCAATGACAGCTCCAATCTGTAAAATTTGACAGGTCTCTGGATCAAGACCCGTCGTTTCAATATCAATCGATACGTATTTCATAATTAAAAGTCGAATGGTAAATCGTCATCAGTCAAAGTAGACTGAGTCGATGTTGATTTTTTTGGTGCAGAGGTCTCAATTCCAAGGCTACGGAAGATTTCGTCATCGTCCTCATCATTAAAATCAGAAGCAGGTTTACTTACGTTAGCTCTCTGCTGTCCGTTGATTCGGTAAGCCTCAAGGCTATTAAAGTATTTTGTCTGACCTGACTTGTCTGTCCAGTCTCGGCCTTTTACATCAAACGCAACTGAGACAGTATCTCCGATTCCATAAGAATCAATCATGTCACATTTGTCCTGTACAAGTCCAAATACAATTTTTTGCGGGTACTTATCTCCCGATTCAATTACAAATTCTCTCTTACGAAAGCCTTTATTGAAAGTCTGTGCTGGGAAAATCTCAATGATTATTCCGTTTAGTTCAAATGCCATATTAGAAATCGTGGTTAGTTATTTTTATATCATAATTTGTGAAGCCTTCAAAATCTTTACGATCGGCCTCTAATCGTCTGTCTACTGAATCACCGGGCATGTCTCGGTCCATCATACGTTGACGCCTAACATCCTCAGCAATATCAAAGAATATTACCAATGACTCTTTACGCGCATCATCAGACAGGTGAGCTAAGCCACTAGGTGTCATGATGAATACGTCATCCTCATCGAATTGGTCACGAGTAGTTCCGTAAATCCAGCCATTAAACTCAACGTATTCATAGAACTCGTCATTTTTAATTAGATCAGCTGCCTGTTCTGGACTTAAGAAGAAGTAATCTCTTCCTTCAACTTCCCCTTCGCGTGGAGGGCGTGTTGTGTAACTTACTGCGTACCTAAAACCTCTATCTTCGAATTTTTTACGAAGAAAATCTTTTCCGCTTGCGGCTCTGCCGACTACAATTATTCGTTTGCTCATATATAAATTAAAATTCTCTCTTTTGACCGTGGATTGCTTTGAATACTGGAAATCTTAGGGAATGAGCTCCGTGTTGATCAGTAGTTTCTTCAAAGAATTGAACGGTAATTGTTTTACCTAAAATTTCATTTGGGTTTTTGTGATAGTATCTTCGCTGTTCAATATTAAAACCTGAACCCACTCTAACTGTATTGCCTTTATGCTCTACGATTACTGCTTTCAACATGACCTCCTCAACCTCTTTTCCCATGTCAATGATACGATTTACGTCAGATTCAAGATCAATTACGACGTATTCTGCATCGTGCATCTTTTTAACTTTAAGCAGATTCTTTGAGCGTTTGCCTTCGTAACCAATATCCTTACGCATCATTACTCCTTCGTAACCCATTTCAGTTGCATCAGCTACAATCTTTTCAAATTCGTCAACCGATTTTATTTGAAATTGTGGAAGTGGTTCTGCATAGGTTAAGTCAGTTACGATTGCATTTAAGATAATTAATCGAGCTGAAAGAGAAACTTCCCCTGCTTGATTATTAAATTCAGCCATTTCTAAGAAGTCAAATACGTAATACTTTGGAGTCTGAATCGTATGGTTCTTTCTGCCGATCTCCTTGATAATTCCTTGGAAATCTTCAAGTCCACCTTCTTTCATAACGCAAACTTCTCCGTCCAATACTTTGTTTCTGAGACCAAGTTTCTTAATGTCCTCTGCTAAAACTGAAAGAGTTAAGAATTCATTGCCCGCTCGTGAATAAAATTTAGGTTCTCCGTGTTCGTCAATTATTGTAATACACCGAACTCCATCAAGCTTACGACTTGCCCACCATTCTCCAGATTCGAAATTTACCTTCTTTTCATTTCCGTCAAACTTCTCAGCGAGAGCGACATCAAAAGTAGGAACCGTTCCGGGCATTACTGAGTTAATTAAAGTAGCCGTAGCTCTAGTCTTTAAGTTACGATCTATCACATCATAGATCACATCTGCGAACTCCTGATTCTTGGCAATAAAACCATTAACTACCTGTATAGCATTATGGCCAGTGACACGACGTTCATTCAGATCGTCAAGTAATTGAAACAAGTTATCGTAACTATCGACAGTAAGATCTTGACGCTTTTTCAAGTTATCTGAGGTAACGTAGTACTGCTTAAACGGAGAGTATACGTATTCAAATAACTTACGCAAGGTCGAGGTATCATACTTTTTAAGTATCTCCTTTTTATCGTTGGTTGAAGAAGTAGCCTTCATTTCTTCAATGAACTCGGCAACCTGTTTAAAATCTGATGTTTTCATATTGATTATTATACTAAACAAAAAAAGCCGCTGTCGCGGCTTTTTCATAAAATTTATAAATTATTAGCTAGGGTTTACAACCTCTTCGTTAGCCAAGTTATCAAGTTCGTCTTGTTTCGCCATTCCAACTTTGATAGTTTGGATAATACGATCAAGCTCTTTCATTTCCATTACTGAAGTGTTAAGAGCTACTGCGATACGAAATACACGTTGTGCTGATTCAAGGCTAGATCCTTCGAACTTGTTAAGTAGAATTGCTGCAGCTTCTAGGGCAGATGCCTGAATTTGAACTGCTCCACTCGATTCAGTGTTTTCGTCCTGTTCCTGCTCCAATCGCGCAATTGCAGAAGAGAATCCCAAGAAACAATTCATTACCATGAATGCTTCATTAGGGCCAGTGAAAGTAAATTTACCTCCATTGCATGCATTTTTGATCCATTTAAGATCAGCTAATTCTAATTTAACTGGGAAGTATCCAGTACGACGATTGATAAGCATGTCAAGTTCTGACATTTCTTGTACAGGCTCTTCGCCGCCTTCTTGTGTTGGTTCCATTTCTGGAGAAGTTTCTTCGACCATTACAGTTTCTTCAACTAATAAGTCGGTTGCTAGTTCTTGTGAGTTTTCCATTTGAATAAAGATATTGTTTAGATTATTATTCTACTAGGAAACTTGAACTAGTTTTAGGAAAGTCTGTCTAAAATTATAAGTTGGGCTCGCGAAACTTTTGAGTAAGCCTCTTTGATATCGATGAATCCGGCCCAGTCAATCTCTTCTGCCTGAAGTTGGCTCTTTGGAATAGTTAATGACTCCAGCTCAATCTCAGATAGATCCTCAATTCGGAAAACGAAATAGTGTAGTGCATTCTTGTACTTGCCGTCTTTATCGTAAACTTCAACTGTCTGCACGGGCAATTCTAATTTATCTGGAGAAAGATAGATTCCTGTCTCTTCGCTAAGTTCTCGTAGAGCAGCATTCATTAGGTCTTCGCCAGCTTCGACCTTGCCCTTTGGAATTCCCATGATTGGTCTAACCCAACTTCCATTAGTTGGATGAACTAGTAAAATTTTTTGATTGTATAATATTGCTACACCGGCCGTATCGTGGCCAGCTGATGACTCAGCTAAGAATTCAGAGAATGCTTTAATCTTCATTTAGTTATTATACTAAAGCTGCCTTTATTGCTGCGATACTCTCAGTATACGTGACCGTATCGAATCTGTATGCTGTGTAAAAACCGGACCAAAGCGTGAGACCTCTTATTCCAACTGTCCAGGCCGCAAATTTTTCAGGCCATTTTTGGGTAGTACCCATAATCTCGTCGATTTCCCCAGCAATACCTGTTAAAAAACCGCCAGATTTACCGGACGCTGTCCACATCTTGGCAAGTTGATCAGCGGAGAATTTTGGTGAAATTAGCATGTACAAACCGTGCATAGCTGCACTATCAGCAAATGATGTAACTGTCTCATTTAGCTTAAGATCAACTGCGTCCATGATCATCTTAATATCAGCATCTGACTCAACTGAGCCGGCTTTCTTGTATTTTGAGGTAATTGTGGTTACTTGTGTAGGTAAATCTCCACCGGTCAGCTTAATCCAATTGTCTGCGATATTACCGTCACCTAGTAAAAAGCTGGCATTTGCTGCTTTTTCGATTCCTGCGAAGGAGCCGCCTAATGCTTTAACCTTATTGGTTTGAGCAGTAACCCATTTAATATGATCAGGAGTCCATGCCTTTCCGAATTTTTGAATCGATATTGTGATTAATGCAGCAATAAATTCATACATTTTACCCTTTGGGTCATATTCGGCAATCTTATTAATGTCAATAGATGAGCCGGAAACTGGAGACGACGAGGTTGCCGCTGCTAGCTTAAGACTTCCTTTTACTGGCTTTAAGTCTGTTCCGATTTGATAAGCGACGTTAATCATGTCTTTTCCGTTATCGTGTTTAACCATGAACGTATAGTTACCAGCTGCCTTCTTTGATTCAACTTCATCCATGAATTGGTTCCATTGGTTTGCATAAGGTCCTCCATTTTGACCAGATAATAGTTTAGTTAAACCGTCAGCTGTTTGCATATCAGCGGCCTCATTGACCAGTAAGTAGCCATGAGACTTTTTCTCTAAAATAAGCGCGTAATTTGAAATATTCATTTGTTGTAGTATATTTATTTTTTATTAAAATGGACTAGGCCTTTGAACTTTACGGTCGACTGGCTTTTCTACTTTCTTATTAGCTGCATCGATTTGAGCTTGAGTTAAGTTCACAAAGGCTGCATCTAATTTAGCAGAAATCTCTGCATTAATTGAGTCAACTGGAGTACCGTTATTTACAAGTTTTCCAATTGCATTAGCTGTACCGCTTCCATATTTACCGTCTGCTCCGAATTTACCAAGAGCCGTTGCTGCGTCTCCGCCTAGTGTCTTGATCTTCTTCTGTAGATCTTGAACCTTTTGATTAAATCCTGGGGCTTTCTTAAGATCAACGAAGGTAGTTGAGTTCGATTGAGAGCCTTGTGGCGAGTCGACCGTTTGTGTAGAAGTAGTAGGTGAAACTGTCGTTGTATCAGTAGTCGTAGGTTTATCAGTAGCTGATTGGCCTTCGCTTTTCATGTAAGACGGATAAACTTTATCGATTTCAATAAGCTTGCCCGATTTATCCCTTGCTGGTACTGGCTGCGCCAACTTAATATCAATTAATTTTTCTTGATGCCATACAGCTAACGGAATCTTTGAACCTGAAACGGTCGCGGTTGCGATTGGTTCAGCTTTAGTTACATCATAGAATACGTCGGCTGCAGGTTTGTCAACTCCAGCAGATTCGCCTGTGTGTTGTCTTCTATACGTAACAAAGGCAATTTCAGCTTTAGCTACCTCTTTTCCAACTAAATTCGTCTTGTTCATAACTCCACTGTACACAATACCAAGGGTCATGCTCGCAGGAGTTCCTTCAAATTTAGTAGTAGTCCACCAATTTTTAAAATCGCCGTTCATTACTAAACTGTCGATAATCGACTGAATTGGTGTTGCATTGCTGATTGAATCAGCAGATCCACTCTTTAGTACAACTTTCCATCTAGCAAGTTCGCCGGCTTCTGGTGAAATCTTAGTTATGTTTGCTTTATCGACTGCTTCAGTTAACGAAGTTGCTCTAAAGCTTTCAAATGTTTTAACAAAGGTCATTTGTTTCTGTTATTATTTTAATTATTTATTTCCGAATGAAAGGCCTTTAACTGAGAAGAGCCCTTCGTTTACTGGAGGTAACTTAATTTCAGGTTCTTCGCCCGATTGAATAAGTTTCAAGGCTTCTGCTTTTATACCAGCAGCCTCTTCCGGTCGGATTTTTCCCATACGAACCATCTCTTGAATGGTGCTGTCTAACCGAGACTTATCGACTAGATTTACATTAATTACTCCAGATTCAGGATCGTAAACATCTGCGAAATAGGCTTGGACGACAGGCTCATTATAGTCAAGAGCATGTTGAACATCAATTGATGTATCTAATCCTAGTGAAGCTAGTACCTGTTTTGAGTAGTCTGTGCTCTTCTTTTGGAATTCAGCTGCTTGTGCAGGATCTTCTCCCATGTTAGCAGTTCCTCCTAAATTTGCAGTACTTCCTGGAAAATCTGCAACGAATGAGCCGGTTGTTGCTTGAACAGCCGCCGCCTGTAATCCGCAATCTACCTTTGCGACAGTCCTTTGTGGGTTTGAACTTTCTTCTGCTTCTTCCAATGCAGATATTCCTGTTCTAACTAACGATGAAGTTGCGCCAAGAGCTACATCTCCTGCTTTATTTGCGCCGGCTTGGATAATACATTCAAGTGATCCGTATTTTTGCCAAACTAATCTAGCTACCAGGTTAAGAACTCGCTTGAAAGGTACGGCTCTCATTCCAATAGCGCCGCCTTTCTTTGTGAGAATTTCAAGAGTCTTAACGCTACCATTAAATTTAGCAACTCCCTCGATGAATGCTTCCGGCTTAGCAACAAACGGTGCAAATGCTCTAATTTCAGATTTAGATAAGTTCTTAGCTATTGCTGGATTAGTTAAGAACACTTCAAAGAATTTCTTAACTTCTTGAGGGTTTCCTCCTCTAGCTAATCTAATTAAGTGATCTCCACCTGGTCTCCAGCCGGCTGCACCTAACAGTTTAACTGCCTCAGGATCTTTCATTATCCTATCAACTGACAGTTTAGCTTGTCCAATTAATTCATTTTCCATTTTTGCAGCGATCGCAATGTCTTTCTGCTTGGAAGATAATTGGCTAATTGAATCCATGAATTTCGTATTTGAAGTAACTGTCTGCTTTAGATCACTTAAGTAACCTCCTCTAGCTCTAATGTACTTATCTGCTTGAGTTGCATCAAAGTCTTTAAGTGCTGCACTGATATCTGCTCCGACTTCAGATGAAGTTTTTCCAGCTTTAAGAGCTTGATCTTGAGCACCTAGGGCAACTTCTTTACGAGCAGCTTTAGCCAAGTCATCCGCACTTTGAGCAATTTCTTTTCCTACTCCAGGCTTTGTAAGAATTTGAGTAGCTGTATCGAAATTTCTACCAATCATCGAGACGTTCACTACAATAGAGTCTACTAATTTTGAAATTTTAAATCCAAATTTTCCAGCCATACCAAAGGTTGCAAGATTAATCGCAGTATCCATAAACCCGGCGATCATTCTAACTACTGAGACTGCGGTGTTTAGGAAAAACTTAGCAAGTCCTTTAAATAAGCTAATCACATTGTCTAATAAACTCTTTCCGCCGATTCGGATAATTCCATCTTTTAGTGCAATTACTCCTTTTTCTAGAGCAACAACGTCCTTCCCAGATCTAAATATGAGAGGTAGAATTTTTTCCAATAACGGCATTGCTGGTTTTAGTACTATCTTCAATACATCAGAGGCTTGAGTAATATCAATTGCTGAAAGAAGGCTTAATACCATTGAGACGTACTCCCCTTTATACAATGAAATTAGAGCAGATAGAACGTTTGCAACAATATCAATAGGAAAACCTACCCATGTGAATGGCACAAGTCCAATAATATCCAGCACAAGACGTAAGATATTAAGACCCATTTCTACTGGATCCGGATCACTTACTAGGCTAGCTAAGAAGTCTCCAATAGACCCTAATAGACCCTCGTTAAGAGTTTCAATTGTTTCTAAATAAGATTCATTGATTCTTAATTCAATCGTATCATATCCAGCTCGAGCTAAAAAATCTTCCTTTCGAATAATATCTTGAATATCTTCAAAATTCTCAAATAAGTATACTTGGTGAGCAAAAACTTCTGATTCAGAATGTTTTCTTTTGATTGTAACTGGCGTTGCCAAAATACTAAAATCAACTTTATCTAGAGCCTCAAAAAAGGCAGCAGGTATTTGATTAAAGTATTGGGTCAGCTTATCAGTAGAGTTTCCTGAAGTCGATAACGATTCAAAAAACTGTTGGGACGAAACTACGTATGACATTTATAAAAATAGTAATTTCTTATTATTTATTCGTGGGCCCTGATGCTAAAGCGCCTTTGCGATTTCTCGAAGTATTTTAAAATAGTCACCCGATGAGCACTCGGAAAGGAACTTGCAAATCTCAAAGAAGTCATCTACTGTTTCAAATGTCATTGCTGAATGGTGGCCTTTCATATATGAAACTGGAATTACTCCAAAAATAATGGATTCGTACACTCTAGCTGGAGTAAAACCTGCCTGTAAATAAAGATCTTTACTTACATTAATTGATACGAGCGAGTTAGTGAATGAATTCCAAATCGCTTCACGATTCTGTCTAGGAATCAAGTACGCTCGATCTAATGAATTGATCCAATTAGTTAAGTCCTCAGTTTCTTTAGCCGATACAGTTAATTGAAAAGTATCACCGTTGAACATTTTCACATTTTCCACCTGAGTAATAATATCATTTATTATTGGGTTTTTTGTGTGACCTTCTTTATAATTATCAAATGACAGATTTCCGTAATATAGTAAGCTGTTAACAGTCGGCTTTATTGAGTTCTCATGCACAGACAAACACGAATCTAAGAATTTTGATCCTATTCCTGGAATAGTTACTGAGACAATTTCTCTAGTTATCCCAAGATTCTCAATCGTTTCTAAGAATTCCGGACTTAGAGATAAGTCAGTATCTAAAATAACGATGTCAGATGGAGCGTATCCGCAAGCCAATGCATGTTTTATAAATGTCTCAAATCTCTGAGCATCCTTTAACTTCTTTTGGAGAGTTGAAAGATTTCTGAATCTAGCCTTTAAGAAAATTTTATCGTATTCTTTATTTGACATATTCAGAAGAACATCCTCATAGCCAATTCGATACTCCTTGATTAAGTGTTGAGTAAAACCCTCAAACACCTGTCCAAGTATTCCGTCTGGATATATCGGCCTAACGGCAAATGCACGTTCTGTGTCCATGTAATTATAGAAATCGAAATTCTCGTTTCCGTATTTTTCAGAGATTGCATCAAGTAATCCAATTTGATAAAAAGTATGGCCTGGGATATTTTCTTCAAAAATTCCTAGTTCGCCAAAGTAGCAGTATAATGATTTTGTCTTTTCCATTCTAAGTATTTTACTAGAACTCCATCATTGGGTTCTATGTCAAGTCTATTATTGTAAAAAATATCCCATGAGTCTGCTGCATACTGCCCAATTCCATGAAGTTCTCGAGGATGATCCCACTCTTTTGTAATCCACTCAGTACTAAACTTAATTAATGATCGTGACCTGCGATTATAAAAACCAAGAGGCCGAATTACTTCGGCCAATTGAATAGGATCAGCGTTTGATAACTCAGCCGCGTCTCGATATGTGTTAAATAGTTCTTCTCTTATTCGGTCTACCTGTTTTCTACGAGTACAATTCAATAGAATACAGCAGACTTGCGACTTCCACGGGTCATCATGATAAATTTCCTGTAAAAGTTCGTATGGGCTCATTAACGTCCTTTAAATCCTGCGAAGTGAGTAATAAAGTGTTTGCCGTTTATTGTTTTAGGGTTAACGAAGAGTTCTCCAAAGTTAGCTCTAAAAATATCTAGGATCTCTGTAAATTTCGCTGAGCGATTTTCCAATAACCAGCTGTAGTGAAAATGGTATTCAACTATGAATAACCTGATTTGATCTAAACTTTCTTGATTTAAAGCTTTAATCATATCGTATTCAAGACCTTCAATATCCATCTTGATCGCAGTGATACCCTTTTCTTTGATTATAGTGTTAATATTCTCAGCAGGTACGGTGGTGACCTGACGACCTCTAATGTGATGGACGCTATGCTTACCTGAATCTTGTGATAAGTAGAATTCAACTTCAGTTGAATCGTCCGCGACAATTGCTTTTTCGATAATTTCACAACGATCTTCAACACTATTCATTTGAAGGTTTTGTTCTAGGAACTCCACGTTATTATGGAAAGGTTCGTATGAGTATACTTTCTTTACTTTTGGAAATTGCGTTAGTAAACGAGTTGCAAATATGCCAATGTGGCCGCCTGCATCCAACCAAACGTCTTCGTGGTCCAAGTCTTCTAAGAGCATAGGGCCGCCGTTTTGTGCATAATGCGGTATGAACAGAGGTTTGAAGTATTCTCCACCAGTAGGTTTAGTAGAGATATTCTGAGACACGTTAAATTTAATCTCTTCAGAAGATCTAACTAAGAATTGATAATCGTGATATTTGGTCTTCTTTTCGAAAACCTGAAGGGTGCCATTTTCGCGAGCCTCTTCAATTGAGCATAATACGTCAGCCATTTGTAAGTTTCTTTTAGTAATTATACTACAGATACTTACTTTTGGTCTACGGCAACGTCCTTTGTTTTAATTGAGAGTTCGTCTGGATTCTTTGGATCAGGTCCTGAAGCTTGATAATCGGTAAATTTACCAGTATCGAGTTTATCAATCTCATCAGGTTTTACTGATTTATATTGATTGTCTGCTCCCATTACTTTATAGGTTTGACCTACTGGATCGATTCCAACAATTGTAGCACTTTGCCCAGACTTTAACATGACCTTTTGGCCAGTTACGTACTTAGCTGCGGTCGCGGACACTATAGTAATGTCCTCAGACTCAGTTAGGCTTTTTTTTTGGACTGGTCTACTAAAATGTATTGATTCTTAAGAGCATTAACGTTCTTCTCGATTGACATCTTAAGTTCATTAAGTTTCTCACGATAGTCTGCCGTAAGAGATGTATCAGTTAAGGCCTCTTGAATTTGAGAGATTGAAGTTTCTAATTTAGCAAGATTTTGCTCAATCGTAACTTTTTCAGCATCAAGTGATTTAAGGTTGGCTTCTCTTTCCTCCAATTGAATAGAGTACATTTCGCTAACATCGTATTTGAAGTTTTCCATAACATAATTATGGAAAGTTAAACCTTTCATTTTCTTAAGAATTCTAGTCTCAGCTAATTTCTCGAATACGTAAATATCTTCTCCGAAATTTAAAACGATCGATTCTTTACCAAGTCTTTCATTAACGATTGTTTTTCCAAACTCTAAATTAACGATTAGGTCTAAGTTTTTGAAGATTTTAGTAAGAGCATTACGAGTATCAATGGTCTCCATTAATACGATTTCTGAAAATTTAACTGAATCGATATTATCAATTACTGAACCATTGATTTTTAGGTTCAATGAGCCGTTTTCGTTAATTCCAAAAGCAACTGTTAAATTTCTACTAGCTGATACTAATTCTGTGCTCTTCTCTTTGAAGTTTAGGGCACTGAAGGCTTCGCAAGTTTCAAAGAAATCTGGAAAGTCTTTTGCATCGTCTGCTGATACTTGAGTAGGATCCGCATCTTCCGATACTTTGATAAATTTATTATCTACAAAGATTAGTGCTGAGTTTTCGCTAACTTTATAAAAAGGAGCAATAATAGGTTTTACGAATGCATCGCCGTTACCAATACCTAAATTAAACGAACCAGTTTCTTTAGATTCTAGCATGCTAATTTTATTAATCAATTGGTTAACTACTGGCAAATTAGAATGAGAACGTAATTTCATTTTTAATGAATCAGCTGTCTGTACATTTTCCAATAGAGCTTGTTCCAATAGAGAACATGCATCTTTATAAAGAACTGCACCAGTTACTCTCATTTCGAAAATTGAATTTAAGATTTCAAGTTTAATACGATTCTCATTAACGTAAGTTGATAATGATTCTAAAACTTCAGAAACAGTCGTATCGTAGTTAAACTTAGATAGACCTTCAAAGAAGAAATGGATTGCTCTAAATTCAGGCATAGATTTAACAGCTTCCTCTAGTCTAGCAACTGTATGCTTAACTACTGGATCTTTGTAAATTTGTGCCTCTTTGATAGCTTGAATCTTGATAGAAAGACCTGCTTCTTTAGCCATGTTTTGAAGACGGCTTGTTGGTTTTTCTGCCATTTTTTTGAATTTAGCTACCACTTCTTTAATATTCTCGTTTACCAATTCAGTAGCGAATTGATCTAGTGTATTTAGAGAGTTTTCTAAAATCTGATCATTTGCAACCCCCAACATTAGTGAGTTGTTAATTGATTCTAATACTACTTTAGCAGCAATGCTAGAATTTACGCTCGAATTATTTTTGAGCTCGTTAGTTAGTTCTTGTATGAGACCGTTCATTGAAACGCTTGTCTTTTTTATTATTTATCCGTTTTTGATAAGTTTATTTATCTGCTATCGTCTATATTATTTATAGGATAGCCTAATTACTTACGTTATGTTGCATTCCTAAATCCAGCCATCGGGTTGATTGATTTAGAGGTTTCGTCAACCCTTGAGTATCTTACGCTCTTTGAACTAACTATCTTGGTTTTAAGTTTTTCATTCTCGGTCGTAAGATCCGCAATTGACTTGTTTAAAGTTGCAATTGTTTCATACGGGTCATTTAGTAGTGCATTTTTAGCAGCATCATTTGCTCTTAAAATTGCGCCGTAGTCAGAAGAAGCCATCCATTTTCCTGTGTATAATAAAGTTTCGCTTCCGTCTACTCCAATTAATGAAATAAACATTAGCGAGTCAGTCGATTCAAGAATCTGTTTCGCTTGATCCTTAGGTATACGAAAGGCCAGTTTTCCACTAGCTGGTTCCGAGACAGCCGGATCACTTAGTGAATTATATGTATACTTCGAGTCTTTACCGAAGTTAAGGGTGAAAGTTGAAGTGGGATTCAAATTAGCTGGAGTCTGCTCGCTAGGTTTAGCTGGGTTAGCCTCATACACTGAAAACTTAATGTAATTGTCAGTTGGGTCAATTGGTAAAACCATGTCGCCTTGTCCAAAAATTACTTCAGACGTTCCGTTAGTAGCTTTTAGTAGAGCGTTCTTTTGGCTGATTCGAATATTTGCCTGTTTATAAAAAGTCGGAACTGCTACGTTAACTGGTTTGTCTACATACACAATTGATGCAGTTGGCGTAGCTGTTGTTGGTATTTTTTTACCAGTAAATAAGTTACTTATCTCTAAATTCTTTTGAACAATTTTATTATAAACTTTCATAGATTGAGGCTTATCTGCCAGTTCCAATTTAGCTAAGTGCTTTCCATACTTATTTGGATTAAACAGAGACATTGACCCGGTTCTGATTACTTGATCTCCGGTCTTTTTGTTAAGTAACCGTACGATATAGTCGATTGACATTGAAACTGCAAAACCTGCATCCTTTAGAATTGGTCTGTATGATAATGGAACATCAAAATTGTCTTCTTGATAGACTAGAAAATTTCCAGAAGGAGTTATAATACTTCCAACCTGTTCGTATACTTGTAAGTTATGAATTAAGATCCAGTCATTATCTACGCCTTTTGCATTAAGAGTAGATATTAAGTCTTCTGGGAATGCGCCGTTCCATGTTGCAAAGAATTCAATATAGTCTCCATCTATTGCTTCTTGAATAACTGCTCCTAAACTATCAAATTCATTTACTTGCGCAACTGAACCTTCGTAATAATTAACAACGCGGTAGGCTTCATACTGCTCGCCGTTATCTGCAAATAGGTCTTCATATTCAGCTTCACTTAAAGATACGGTGATTGGTGAGTTTTTAATAAAACCAGTACCGTTCGTAATCGCATGTTCAAAGGAAGCTGACCCGAATTGCGTAAAGTCTTCATCTAGATACGAACATGCTGGGACTTTAATATCAATGTACTTATCGTAAATTGTATTTGCTAAGAAAAGCGGTTTATTGTTGAAGGTTAAAAGGTCTTGTGCAGTAACTGAAGTCACTAAAATATTAACTAGCTGGATCTGCTTTAAGTCATTTAATTTTTGGCGAGCTCCTAATATAATATTTTCAACTTCTGTAAAATTGAACCCTGATGCAAAATGGAATCGCATAGTGTCCATGACTAGAGCATTACTATAGCTATTAGATAATTCAGTTTCACTTATTGCTGGATCGTATGCAGTATAAATTGGAATATCAGTTAAGTCAACTCTAATCAGCTTAGATCCTCCAACCGGTACTACACTTAATCCTCTTGAGTTTTTAGTCGTTGCTGCATAGGCATCAGTATTGTAAATCTGAAACAGATCAACATGAGCATTTTCGAGAAAATAATAGTTCGTATTAATTATCTCTGGTGCAGGATCGCCCGCTGGAGTCAACATGTACTCCAATATACAATAGTCAGATAGAGTTACAAACCTTGATGTCATGCGTATTTAATTATTTCTTTAATTTAATTTTCCAGTAGATTCCTCCTTGGATTGAAACTGCTCCGCTTCCAGCATAACCGACTCCGACACTATAAATCTTGTCGGTTTTGGTTTTTAATAATAGAGAAGGGCCTGCAAAATTAACGATATTTACCTTGTCAAATCCTCCAACTACTCCAATGTAAACTTGGTTTTTAGGAAGTTCCTTAACGATTATTTGTTCCTTGATCGTTGTTTTATTTACTTGAGCGGTCCAAAGTCTACCGAGAAGAGAATTCTCAGAGATTGTATCATTTACTACAATGTATCCTAGTGAATCGGCTAATTTTAGAGTATCGATGTAAACGTGCTTTGCATAAAAATCCTTAAGTATAGCGAGTGTGTCTACATCAATTGGCACTACTTGATACACTGGGACTTCATGGTAAATATCTTTACCCTTTCGGTATACAATAGTATCATGAGGTACAATTACCGTATCAATTGTGTGTTTTAATACTTCGTATTTCTTACCATCAATATTGATGATTTCTCCGGGGTTTTTTCCTGAACCGTCACACGATCTCATTAAGACTATTATAATCACTAATGCGATAAGCAATAGAGTTTTAATGTCTAGTTTAAGAAGGGATTTAAACATTTAATTCTTGCATAATTTTGTAGTAATCAGGCTGTTCGCCTGTTTCCTTTACTATTTTATCTATTAGAGTCTTCTCCTTTTCCTTATTTGAATTTAGTGCATGCTCCAACTCAGTTTTTCTAAGCTGAAGAAGATTTGTCATTTTTTCAAGTTCAGATAAACCTGCATTGATTCGGTCGTATTCTGATATGATTTGCTTAATTTCTTTAAAGTGCTTCATGTTATTAGTATCCTAAGGTTACTTTTATTTTTCCAGACATTAGTGCCGAGTATATTGCCTGTAAGTAATAGTCATTGTTTATGCCTGGAGCAATAGCTACTGGCTTAGAGTCAGCAGACTCAGCCTTATTCATATTTCCAGAAGTAGGACTATTAATCGTAGTTTGGTTACGTTGATCAATCTTTGCCCCTTCATTCATAACTGAGGTTGACGAGCTGGTTTGCGGCGAAATTGAAGTTACTGAGTTACTTAAGTTATTAACTGCGTCCGGTAAAGATTTAGATAAGCTAGTTACGCTTTTTTCTAACGTTTTATCTGGAGCTAGCATTTTTTTAACATTTGACGACTCAACTAATTTTGAACTTTTTACTTGAGTTAAGTTATTCGTAACCTCATCGGTTTTAGTATTAGTCGAGTCAGACTTTCCGGTAAGCGTCGAGAGTATTGAACTCTCTAATGTAGATAAATTAGAAGACTCGGCCTTTGATTTTTCAGAATTAGAGGTTACCTTCGTTAGTGAGTCTTTAGTTAATAAGTTAATTGCATCGGCATCCTTCGACCCGTTAGCTAATGATCTAAGCGATTCAATAAGAGCTGAATTGTTAACGATTGAGTTGATCGAGTCGGTCTTGCTCAAATTTTTAGTTAACGACTGTATTGACTCCATTACATTTTTACTGGAGTCTACTAATATATTAGATGAATTCACTGACGAATTTGAGGCAGCTGCTGCTAATTGACTAGGTAAAGAATTAGAAATTGACGTATTATTAACAGTAGTTGTATTAGCTGGAGCTAATTGTAATTGGCTTTTCTCAATCTCAGCAGTTGTGACTTTTCCAGAAGTAGCGTCAGTTGGTTTTACAAGTACCTCAATAGGCTTAAGTTCAATAACTACTGGTTTATCTAAATCTACTGGGTTTAAGTCAACTCCATCAACTGTGGGCGAAGGAGTTTCAATTGGAACTGATCTAACTGAAGTAGTCGCTTGAGTATTTACATTCTTTAAGAGTTCACCTTCGAGTATCGCGTCGCCAGTTGGAGCTTTTTTACTGAAAACTCTATCTAATGCAGCAAGAAGAACTGACTCTTGATCAGTTTCAAAGGCAGAAGAGTTTTCTAGGTTAGTCATTGTGTAATCTTTTTAGTTATTTATTAAAAAAAGAAGGACTTGAGTCGATTAGTCCTCAAGTCCTGTTTGAATTTCAAATGTTTCTTGAACAGATTCTCCAGACTCGTCTACTAGAAATTTAACGTAACTTAAATACTCATAGAACGGTAGAGTGTACAGTTCGGTTATCGATTGATTCAGCTTCACGGCCAAGAGACGGTTTGTCTCAAATAAGTTCATTAAGTCTACCTGAAATAAGGAAAAGATCTTTGATCGTGAAGCTGTCTGACGAAAAAATTGAACTGGATAATTTTGACCCACATTTAGGACAAATTGTTCCGATTGAATTATCTCGTGAAGCTTGCATCATTTCTGAGAACTTTGTAATAAATGTAAATTTATTTAGGTTCCAGGAAAATGATTCAGATTGAATAGATGAATATTGTTCCTGTCCAAACTTTGACCAGTCTTGAATAAGGTATGGTGCAATTTTAATAAAAGATTTATCAATTTGGCGACCAGTTAATTTAGACTCAGCTATTCGTTTACGAAGTCTTTCAATTACACCGAGAGTCGGCATGTACAGGTAAAACGTCTCATTTAACTTCTGGGAAACTACTTCAAAGCATCGATATTCGTCAGAATACCAAACCTCAACTTCTTCAGGAAGATCGAATAGTTGTAACATGTTGCTTCTGACCTTAACGTCATCGCTCCAAGCACCGTCTTCTGAGCAAGTTTGAGTACACGCAATTTTAGTAAATAGCTCATTTTGTCCTTCTGGAAAAGTTATTTCGTGAATTACAAAGATGATGTACAATCGGTCGACTTCTGAAATATCTCTCCAAGTTAACCAGGATTGTCCGCCGTTTACTTTAAAACGTGTACATTTCTCAATTATAAAATTTAGTTTGTCGTCTATGTCTAAGACATCGCTATCGTCGATAGTCGACCAGTGTCGAATCTCAGAAACAGTCGCTGCTCTAACCGTTAACTCAGAGCCTTTAGCGTAGAATAGTCCACGTGACGGTAAATTTTCTAATGGAATGTTTTTCCAAAAGTTATCATTTGCGCCAGAAATGGTCGATTGAATTGGTCCGGCTGAGATAGCTTGGCCTAAACTAGTGACTGGTTTTTCAGATTCAATTGATTTATTGGAGTTATTAGAGTTCTTGCCGTATTTAGCGTCCTCAGATTCAAGGAATGCTTGAACTTCATCCTCTTGATTAAGCGGACGGTCTTGTTCGTTGCCCATAAATAAACAGTTTTTTAGAATTATATCACGAAATCTAGGAAGGTTTTCGCAAGATACGATTTAGACTCATTAAGTCTATTTAAAGTTTCAGGATAAACTTCAATTACTTCCATTGTTTTTGGATCCCTAATGAAAGCTCTGATGGTTTTGTGCTTTTTATCAATTTTGAAAGCTTCAAACTTTCCGATAATATTTTCAGGTTCATGTTTCTTGTTTTTAAAAGTAGAGTTAACCTTAACTCCAGTTAATCTAGAACCCTTTTTGAATGCTTGATTTAAAGCCTTAACATCTTGGACAAAGTCGTCTACTTCAACCTGTTGAGGTCTAGACAAATCGGATAACGGTAAAATACTAATTGCAATACCGTTTGAGAAACCGCTTCTTGATGCAACAAAATTAAAATCGCCCTTCCCATAAAAAGGAAGACCTCTCATTGCTTGCTGTCTCTGACCGAATGTTAAGATTGGCGTCATTATCTACTAAATGTTGTTGGTATACCTAATAGAACCATGTCAGCAGATACTGTTAATTTAGAAAGAGTTGCATAGAAAGTTTCTCCTGGGAGAATTCGTACGTCTACGCCAGATCCTCCAATTCCTTGGTCAACGGTCCATACCGTAACAGTTTGTGCAGTAGTTTGAGGATTGTGAACTCCGAACCATGTATCAGTAAAGTAACCTACTCCAGTAGTTGCATCGGACGCAGTATCTCTAGTACTTTGAGTAGTAAAGACCGGCGTGTAATTTGTACTGTTATTAGCGGTTCCGTGTTTTTTTACAAGTTTTGCAACAATATTGTTCATTTCATTTTAGTATTTTTAGCAAGCACAATTGTTTGGATCAGTGTTGCTTTTTACATATACTACCAAGCCTTTAACCTTAATACTAAAGTCTAGATTTGGATTATGTATCTCTATCTTATTTATCAGCTTAGTTGCGTTAAGAGTCTCAGGATTACTGAACTGTGAAAAGAACTGTGAAATTGGATATGAAATAGACGAACCTGTGTAGTCCGTAATAATTATATCGCAAGATAGAGCGGCTGGCACAATGGCCTCACCGTTTTTATCAAGACTCGGATAGTCGATGTACAAGATACAGCCACGTGCGTAATTTCTGTCATTCTGTAGTAGATAATACGCTGGGCTTGAAGAAGTTCCTGCTGGAATTGCTGTAAAGTATTCTAATGGATTTGATACAGCTGGATAATTAGTGGGAGTAGTTACGTTTGCTTGGTAAGTTGGAATTATTGAATCTAGTGAATTATCATAGATCACTAAAGTTTCGCCAGGGTTTCCTCCACATACTTCAAAATCAATAGATTGACTTCCGTCTACTGGATATAGAAATTTCTCTAAATCACAAAAACTTGCTTCAGATTTTCCATTGTTAAAAATCTTAAAACAACGATCTAGTAATTTTAAAACCTTTTTAGTAGGATCGCCCGCGCATAGATTAGCAAATGAATTGTTAAATCTTTGGGCAATCGGATCGTCTTGAAATTTAATGTATGACATTCATGGTTGACTTTTTTAAATAACGTCGCTAAATAATATTCCACTTTTGTGTGAAGTAAGGCCTCTGGCTATTTTATCATCGATTGACATTTGTATATCTTTATTATCTACCTGTGTTTCAGTTGGAATTTCTTCAATTTGACTTGGAGAAATCTCTACTTCATCCGTGATCACGTCTTCTTCAATTACAACCGGTTCGGTTTCGTATACTTCTTGCTCGCTAGCAGGAAAAGTCTCAATTTTTTCCAAATCCTCAAACAGATCATCCGATGGTATCTCAATTGCTTGAGTAACAGCGTCAGTAATTTGTGGATTTACAGGATCACCTACTATATCATTTACGGTATCATTTACGGTATCAGCCGGTTTAATGTAGTCAACTAGTGATTTAATGAAGCCTAATGCAACGATTGGTAGAATTGCTCCACTAACAATTGAAAGTACTCGTTTTTGGTATATCAATTCTTCTTCAACTAGGCCAAATAATTCAATCCATCCTTGAAAATCCTTAAGGTGAACGTATGTGTAATAGGTATTTCCCATTGCCTGCATTGCAGTTAATAGAATAAAAAGAGCCCAAACAATTCCCTTATTCATCTTATCTAATGTGATAATTGATGCAAGAGAAGCTGCTGCTCCTACCTCAAATGCGATTGCTAGGCTAATTGCTAACCATGGTGGGTTAGACATACTAAAGAAATCAATAACGTGGATTGTTGAAATTACTGATACTAATAAGTATAGAGTAACAAACGTCCCAATAATAAAGATTTTTGTTGCTTTGCTTGACATTACTTAGAATTTCTGATTTTTTCTATTTCTAAATCGTATTGGTTCATACGATCATCAGGTCTAACCGTTGTTCTAATAACTGAATTCCAGTCGTATAGTGTACGTTTGGACGCTTTTAAACCTTCAACCTCAATCATTTTCTTAAGATCTGAGGTATACACTGAATCAATTCTTTGATTCATTAGCTTTTCCTGTTTTTCAACTTTTGCAATTTTACTTGAATTATTGCACTGTTGTACCATTAGGATTAACAGTAATCCAAGTACAATTTTCTCAAAATGTAATTTAATGAATTTCATAAAAGTTATTTCTTTTAGTTATTTATTTACTTTCCGTTAATAATTTGAAGAGCCGACTCTTGTATTTGGCTGATGTTATTAACTAAATAGCCAATGTAAGTTATTCCGAAATAGGCGATTAGGGCAAACCCTAGGACTCTTAATAGATTTGAAAATTTGAATTTAGAATCGTATTTAATTAGAATTAAGAACGCGTAATACTCATCTGTTTTAATTCGAGTAGAGGACACATTAATTATTTCAACTAAATTATGATCGGCGAATCGACCCTGTATTTTAGAAACTGACTCAAATACTCGACTTTTCTCAAGATCAGCTAGATCACCAGTCGCTAACAGAGTTTCAGGTTCAAGATTAAGAACATAATAGACACGTCTCAATAAGTCAGTTCTGGCATTCAAATCCTTAAAAAAGTTTTGAGTTTCCATCTTCTTTATCTGCTTTCTATAAAAGACATAATTATTAAGGTCCTTGATAATGTCCTTAGCCGAATTAAAGGCAATGACTGGATTTATAAAGTTTAATAGTTTCATAGTTAAAAGTATTCAGTTAATCGGTCTACCATTTCCGGATTTTTAGTTAAAACAGCTTCCTTTAACATTTTACGAGCTTTTCGTATTTTGGTTTTAACTGTATTTAGATTCATTGCATATTTCTCAGCAATTTCATTACCTCGCATGTGATGTAATTCCTTGTCAATTAGGATAAATTTTTCAATACAGTCAGGGAGCCCGTTTAATTCAGAAGTAGTCATGGTGTAGAGAGAGTCCATGTAAATCTCTTTTTCGAAAGTACTTACTGACTCGTCTGGTAAATTTAGAGGTTTTGCTAAATTGTCAATGCTGGTTGCGTATTGAACTTTTAACTTATGTTGGTGGAGTAGGGCTTCGTTTTTAGCGATAGTATAGATCCACGTAGTGAACCTATAACTATCGCTGTATGAAGCAAGTCCCTTAAAGATTTTAAATAGCGTATTATGTAAAACCTCATCCGTCTCATCTGGGTCATTAAAAAACTTCCAAATGAAGTATTTTAGTTTGGGATACATTATTGAAGCTAGTCGATTTCTGTCTCTTTCCGTGTATTTGCCAGATTTAATAAGCTCCGCAAGGCTCTGCATTTCGTCATTTAGCTGCTTGTTAATTAAGTCGTACGCGCTCATCAAGTATTTTAGTTAAAAGTGTTTGGGATTATTTGCTTTCCATTTCTCGTATCGATCCGTGATCTGTATTAAAATCTTATTTCGGACAATATCCTCATCTCTAAATTGGTGAATAGCCAATCCATTAATCCCATTTAATAGAGAAATAAACTCCGGTAAAGCTACTTTACTCTTTGCGATGTCATATTGGCTAACATCGCCACAAATTAATACTTTTGAATCTTTACCCATTCGAGTAATGAAAAGCATAAGTTGTTTGAAATCAGCATTTTGTGCCTCATCCAATATCATTAAACAATTATCGAAGGTTGCTCCTCTCATATAGGCAAGAGGTCTAAATTCAATAACTCCCATGGCTTCAAGCCATCCCACATTATTCGGATCATTTAGTAATTTTACCAAATTTGATCGATAACTTTCCATAAATGGATCAATTTTATCCTTTATTTCGCCAGGTAAAAACCCAAGCTTCTCGCCGGACTCTTGAATCGGTTTTGAAAGAATAATCTTTTTAATTTTTCCGCCCATGTAAAGCTTTAGTGCGGCTAGGCAAGCAGTAAACGTTTTACTGGTACCAGCTGGGCCGTAGCAAAACGTAATGTCATTCGAAATAATCTTGTCTAGATACTCTCCTTGCGAATTTTTTAAACTGATTTGACGTAAGTCTTTTTCATTTAACTCAATTTTTGTTATTTGCGGTTTTTTCCTAACTTGTCTTTCTGCCATTTGATTTTGTTTTTTTATTTGGAGACTGAATCTTGGCCAATAGAGTTTGACACTTTGAGCAAGACTCGTAGTCTTCAATCTGTTTGTAAAAATTTAGTGCTTTAGTTAAGCAGTCTGGCCAATCTTTTTCTTGGGCAATTACATCGACCTTTTCGTCGATGATAGTTAACTCTCGAATAAAGATTTTAGGTAGTTTACTTTCGTGAGCTTCTTGAATATGAGAAACTACTATATCGAATATTTGTTTCTTGTTTCCTTCGTAATCGAAGTTGATTAGCATGTCGTATCTCATCCGCCATTATTGTTATTTCCGTAAAACTGAGAGAGTAAATTACGGTATTGGTCAACCGTATTTTCATCAAACCGTTTAGTTGCTCCAGGTTTTTTTATTGCTGGAGTTGCATTTAATTCTCTAAGAGCCCCATAATCATATCCGTTTGAGGAACTAATATAGGTTTCTCCAAGAAAATCGGCGTACACTTTTTCCAAGTAGTCTTTAGGTAATCTGTCAAGTTCTTCATTAACGAGTTCCCAGAAATTCGGAGATTCAAAGAATGCTGCAGTTGAAACGCATGTCATTGCCAAGTCGTCATTGCCGTTTTGGCTTCTATATGTTCCATTTGAAGATTTTCCAAATGCACCAAGTTCATGAACTGTTTTAAATTCGTTAGGAAGAATTTTATTAACTGCGGCTAGGTACTTGAAACGTTCGCAATATTTTGATTTATTCGTCTCAGTCATCTTTAAACCGGGTTTCCAGTTAGTTGAAGAGATTGTATGTTTTGAATGTATTAATTGGCCGGGCCAAAAAAGTTCGTTCTGCTGTATTTTGTCCATTACATAATCCCCTTTATGGTCTAACTCAATTAAGAGTCTGACTTTTTCAGGATTAAACAAGGAGTACGTTAAGTATTCCAGAACATTAGTGAATTCATTAATATCCTTTTTATTTGATCTGAACGAGGCTACTTGAACCAGTCCAAAAAAGTCGCCTTCATTTTTAATAAAGTCCTTAACTTGGTCAAGCATTCGATACGGTAGAGCAGTCAATTTAAAAATATTAATAACTGAGTAATCACGACCTACGCCAGACGCGGTATCGACTGAGAATATGTACATATTACCGTCATTGCGGATATCATCAGGGGTTAACTTGCTAAAGTTAGGATGAACTGAGAAGCCATCTAATAGATTCATATTGTCTGGAGCTTGCGCCCATTCTGGGGTGACGTATGTCGTCCTGAACGTAAATATCTTTCTAAGATCCTTGGAAGGCAGTAATAGTTTATCCGAAGAGAAGAATTGCAGCCCGTATTCCTGATTAAAATCTTCTTCTGATCCTAGGTTGGCAATAGTCATCTGCTTCCATGCGTCGTCTCTGCCTGGAACTTGCCACCAGTCAACTCGTAGCGGAACGTAAGTATTATCCCCATTCAGTGCATCCATGTAGATTTCGTAGAAACGGTTCATTCCATTCGGAGTGGATGTTATAATAATCTTGGAATTTGAGGAGGCTGAGATCGTCGGATAGATTGCTCGATAGAAGAAGTCCAAGTAAGATGGATTAATATGGGCGAACTCATCAATGTACAGTACGTGAATTGTAAAACCAATACCTGTATTTTTCGTAGTTGTTCTACCGATCAAACGACAGCCGTTGTCGAACTTAAGTGACATTACGTTATTTGAAATACATCCAGGTTTTAGAAAGAACGGTAAGTTTTCAAGTACCGATTTAATTTTATCTAATACCTCTTTAGTAGTTGATGCAATATTCGCTACAGCTAATACGTTTTTATCAGTATGAAAAATTAGGTACCATGCAATAAATACACCCGACATTACAGTCTTACCGATCTGGCGACTTGCCATTAGGCAGTTAAAGCGATTATTCTTAAATGATTTAATAATCTCTTCCTGATAATCCCTTAGTGTAATTTGTTGAATTCCGTCTTCCGTCATTACTTGGGCGTATTTGGAAGCGAAATAAACTGGATCAGCTTTACACTTCTTTAATTCCTCAAGCTCTTCGGGTGTGTATTCAAAAACAATATTAGCTTTTTTCCAAACTGGATCATTGTCCTTAAAAGGAGAGTTTCGGATTGTCTTAATATCAATTACCCCATTTTCAAAATCATCGAGTAATTGTTGTATCTTAACGGTTGTCCAAATTGCGCTATTCTCTTGATCGAGATTGGACAATTTCATTTGGGTTCTACCGCCGCTGTTTGCTATAAAATCTTTCATATTAACGAATTGACGTCTCCAGAAAAGTCTTCACCATCTTCTTCCTCGATGATTACGTTAGATAATCCTCTTTCCAGCATGACTTCTGTTTTTTTCGATGGATGAGTTAGGTGTCGAGAATCTGAATCGTCATCTTCTATCTCAATTGCGTCAATTTCTTTAATTAAATTTTTTGTACCTGCGGTTATGTAATAGTCAGATGTGCTGGTAGGAAGGGCTCGACTGGTAGTTCCACCGCCGGATTCTCTCTGTTCAACATCTTGATTTACTTTCTTATACGTATCCTCTAGGAATAGCATGTAATTTGCTTGAGTTTTTACAACTGAGGTTAACTTGTCCTGTAATTGCCCAAACACCTCAAACAGTCTAGGGTGAGTGTTTCCTTGATTAATTTCTTCAGCAATTTTTTCAATTGCCATTCTGATAGTTTTTAACTGAAAGAAGATATTTTGAATACTTGAATTGTCTAGGATCTGTTTCTGCTTTACGTATTCATGTTTCTCAAGTACGCCAAGATCGACGTAGAACTTAAGCATTGAATTTGTGATATTCTTTGCCTGCTTTTCAAATTCAGAATTCATTTCAATAAAGTCTAATGGAGGAGCTGCTGCGATTTCCGCAAGCTGATCGTCTATATTATCTTCATCGTGATTTGGTCCACCTGAATAGGTGCTCAATAGAGACTCAAGCTCTCCCTTGATTTGAGCCTTCTTTTCTTTGGAGAATACTGGTCCAGCCATACATTAGTTTAGTCGATTTTCATTCTTATCTAGCGCTGGATTAGCGAAGATCTTGATTTGCTTAACTGCCTCAATATGCTCATACATATAAGCTTCTAAATAGGCAATGAACTCATCTAAGACTGGATTTGCTCCAAACATTTGATTCGAAAGGACTCGCTTCATTAGGGCATCTTTGTATTTGTAACCTAGATGAAGACGTTGGTCTTTTCTATTATACACTGTTTGGTATAGAGAGTTTCTTATCATAGTATGCCAGTATTTTTACGAACTACTTGTGCTTTAATTTGAATATTTAATGCACCTAATCCAGTATCGGAAAGGCCTTCAGCGTATGAGTTTCCTTGGCTGTCTTTCCAACCTCCTCGTAATACTGGGAATTCGTCTAGCCCAATAACAATATCGTTAAAGTCGTCAAGTCCAATAATCGAAGTAGAAGACGGGTTGGTTATTTTATCAAGCTCGTTAAGTTCACTTACGACATTAACGTTAACTGAGTCAACTCCATTAATTGCTTCAATTACTGAAATAAGATCACTCTTTGGTACACGGTCATGTCTTTTTAATTTAATAAAGTAGTTACCGATGGCGTCCGCTATATCAGACTTAACAATGTCAGTAGAAACATCGTCAAACATAATGATACTTACGTTTAGTGCGTACCTACTTATCTTAGGATCAAGTATTTTTAGATCAGACGAAATCATTTTTGTACCTGATTTTTCAATGTACTTCATTAACTCATTTTTCTGGAATGTTGTTAACTTAAAGTTACTTAACGGTAAGTTAAAGTAGTCAGTTCCATTATTAAACATTTGAGATACGTCTGGCACTAGGAATAAGTTAATCATTCTGGAATCTAGAATATTACCGTTTGCGTCCTGATCAAGGAATACTTTTATGGTTGAGAACATTTGCATCTTCTGCAAAAGAACTTCATAGTTATCAATATTTACTAGGGCAAAATTCTTTGAGGCTTTTGGCGCAATTAGTCTAGTTAAGTTAGGATCCTCCGGGTCAACTCCAAAATTTGGAGGACTTACTGTTACGATTGAAAAATAGTCATTCATTAAGATTTCTTCCCCAATTGGAGAGAATCCAGTATCAGTAAAAGTAAATTGTACTTGTCTTGGGTCGTCTACTTTTACGTTTCCGAAAGCGCCGTCCGTATTTAAGTATTCAACGACGATAGTTGATCCAGTATTAGGAATCTTTCCAAATGAGCCGTTTCCAAAATAGATGTCTAATCCATTTGTAATACCGGTTTTAGCAAGAAAGCATTTTCCGCCTCTTGGCATATCCAAAAGAGACTCGTATTTTTGCCATTTTTCACCATTTATATAAACGTTTACCATGAAATTATCTAGGTAAAAATTGTTAGGAGCTCCCATTTGATAACTCTCAAAAGGAATTCCCTTTGCCGTAAATGTTTGTGATTCGATTTGACCTTGTCTAATACTAAAAATAGCAGGAGTTTCTGTTCCAGTCAAGGCAAGTCTAACCTCTTCTTGCGTTAACTCAATTGCGTAAGTTAAGCCGTTATTTGCACAGGTGATTCTAAATAAATTATTGATTACGACCTTTGAGGCAGTAGGCTTTATTCCAGTTTTTCTGATTACTCTAATTTGACCAGTTGCACCGACTGCTCTGCTTGGATTGTGTCCAGCTAGGGTAGCTAGTGAATAGATTGATGAAACTCTACTTGCCTCATTGATATTTAGCTCTGTGATTGAATCTTCAATGTAATAAAAGATAAGTTGACTCAAGTTCTCAACTACGATCAATAACTGACCGAATGGAGAAGCCGCGGTGAATACTGAGCGACTCTGTTTAAAAGTAGTTTGTAAGAACTGGATACTCTCACTAAGAATATCGCGAACTCGTATGCGAAGACTGGTGAACAGCCTGAGGTTTGTATTTTGATTAGTAAGACCTGCCATTTAAAGTGTGACTTCTTTTAGGTTATTTATCAGTTGAGTAAAACGTTTATGAAGGGAAGCCTTTTGATAAATAAAGGAGTATAATAACATTATTATGGGGATGACCGGATTTGACAGGAATTATCGGTTACACCTGCACGCCGAGGAAGATGCTAAGACTCGTTAAAATGTATTAAAACTATAAGTGGCAACACTAATTTCTGGAGTCTAGTTAACGAAAGCGTTAACGCTCCTGTTACTGAAGAGCTTTTAGCTGCATAAGTGACCAAGCGGCAACTGCTTGACTAACCCAAAGTTGCAAAACCAGCATGGCGTAACGGCCAAGTCGAACCGTTACCGACTTTAGCTTTAAGTCGTTAAAGAATAAGATATTTGGTCCAGTTAGAAAATGGGACTAAGCGTGTAAACGAAGGTCTAATTAGAGGTTTTTTGGACGAGGGTTCGAATCCCTCCATCTCCACCACTTCGTAAAAGCCAGTCTCTAGGGATTGGCTTTTTTGGTAATGGTAGAATTGAATAATGTCTGATAAATAATTAGAAATTCAGTTTTACAATAAATGGCAAATGGAGTAAAGTATTCTACTGGCTCAACCCCAGCAGGTTGCCTTAGAAAGGGCAATATGTTACTCGCGGTCGGGCAGCAAGATTACGGGACGTCCTTTTATTCGGGAGTTAATCCACCGGCTGGCGGATACACGATTTACGTTAATAAGGCAACTTCTGGTCCAAGCATACACTGCCCTCGAACTGATGCTGAACTGATTAGATTAACTAATCAAATCGCTGGAGCAAATTACACAACAACAAGTCAGTGCTTTAGCTATTTAGCCTCGCAATCGGATAAGATAATAGTCGATTTAGCGTATCCTGATATTGCGACCTCTGGTTTACTTTTAAAGTTAGACTCAAGTTTTACAGCGTCATATCCTAAAACTGGAACTACTTGGTATGACATAAGCGGAAATAGTTCAAATGGAGTAATTTATAATGGCCCAATATGGAATTCGAATGGGTATTTTGAATTTGATGGGATCGATGACTATGTTGATACAAATAAAACTTTTCAATTTACTAGAGACAGTCAATTTTCAGTTTGTGGATTTATAAACATTAGAGATCATAAATCTAGAGCAAGCGCTGCTGCTGGTATTATAGGAAAGGGCCATTGGTACTCTAATAGTTGGGATGTTTGGTTAAGTAACGATAATCGAATTTACTTTGAAACTAATGGAAATAGTAATCCAAATAACGTTCATTTCCTATATAGTGATCCGTTAACAATAGACCGCTGGTATTTCTTCACCGCTATATATGAAAATGGTAGGAAACTTCTCTATCTCAACCACTCTCAATATGAAAACTTTGATGGAGGAGTCGGTGATTTCACGAACAATAATTCTGTATTAATTTCTAGGCGATATGATGACGTATATAGAAGCTTAATGGGATACGGGGCTAACTACTCAATATACGATAGGCAACTAGAGGAAACTGAAGTATTTCAAAACTATTACGGTGGAAATATTGCGCTAGACGGATTAGTCTTATCCGTAGATGGTGCAAATATTGTTTCTTATCCCGGAACCGGTTCTACTTGGTACGATATGACTCAAAGTGAGTACTCTGTTACTA